ATTAGCCACTTCCTTTCTTTATTTTCTTACTATGTAAGTTTAACAGATTTAGCAGAGATTTTCAAGTTACTAACCAGTAATTCCAAATAATGAGACGCTCAAATTATGTGAGAAAAATCACATCGTACGTAAGTTATCCACAGGCTGTGAACGACACGCCGTCTGCGCCAGCCAAATTTTACAGAGTTTTTATTTCTGTAAAACTTTTTTATTTATTTGGAATCTTTTAAAATATTTTCTAATAAACTAATTTCATCATTTGTTAAATGATCTAATTGAATTGCTTTTTCAAATCCAAAAATATCTTTATTGTTTTCCATTTTTATGTTTTACTTTTCTAGTATATTTCTTTTTATTTGGAATTGGTGTCGCAGCATTACTACGACGCAATTCTTGAATGCGAATAATTTTGTTTTTTATTTCTTTTAACATTTATTCCCCTCTACTTTCTGAATCTGCTTCCCAATCAGATAACCAAACACGATAAGCAATTGGGTCGCAATCTTTTACAATTTGAGAAGGATAAAAAGTTATTCCACCAATTTCTGTAGTAGGATAACATTCATCAAGCATTTCATTAAATTCATTTTCTAAATCTTGTTGAATTTCAAAGTCTGTTTTCATTTATTTATTCTCCATAACTGATTTGATAATTTCTAATTGTTGAATTGTGAGAAGCGCAGAAGCACTACCCCACATTTTAGGATAGTTATTTTCTGATAACTCGCTAATTTCTTTTAGCATTTGATTTTTTATTTCAAAGTCATTCATTATTTGTATTCTCCTTTCAGGATAAGTTCATCTAACCTTTTGGCTAGAGGGTCTATCTCTTCATCTGAGAGATAGTTTTCTAATTCTAATTGTTTAACAAAGTCTATCATTTAGACACCTGCCAAGATGTCCACATTGGTAGACGCTCAGGGTCGGTATCGTTATACCAACGCTCAATGTTATTTTCGCAAACTTCACAAAAAGTGAATTGCTCATCATTAACGTCTGAGATAGCAGACTTATTTGGAACGTGTGATTTACACACTTGGATTATTACATTTGAATTCATTTGAATTCCTTTCTAGTTCAGAAACCTTTTCTGACTTTCTTTATACTAGAAGTATAACAGGTACCACTGACATTTACTGAGTAGTAACCAGGACAAAACGGACATTTGGGATTGTGATGTACGTCATGTGGATAACTTGAGCGTAAATTCGTAGTGTGATCTACATCATGTGGATAAGTGGCTGGCCACCTAGTGTGGGCTAAATCACATGCGACACGCCGTGTTAGGACTTGACTTTTGGACTTATCTCTGCTATAATTCCATTATACAAAAAAATAAAGAAGCAGGTCACGAGCCTAGCGAATAAGCCTCAAGTAGAGGATGAGCCTAGCGAATAAGTGACCTAAATCACATAGAAAAGACAGCGTGTCGCCTTGACTTTTCAGGGTATCTATGATAGGATACTCCTATAACAATTAAATAGTAAGACAAATCCTAGTGAGCCTCTGAGCCTACCAAATAAACCGCCTAGCGGGTGAGCGTAGCAAATAAGAGCAAATAACCTAGGTCAGCAAAAAGGTTAGCAAATCGCTAACTAGATTAAAAGAAAGGTAGTTAAAATGACTACACTAAATACAATAACCTTAGAGCCTAACCATGTTATGGCTTCATCTAATACAGGAAGCCCTATGGTCTTTCGCAATACAGTAGGAAACTACATTAGCCGCAAGGCATACTTAGAAATGCTTGCTACTAAGCAAGGTGTGGTATCACACCGCTATCTATCACCTAACGAAAGCCGTTGGGTTATGAATAACACGAAGGTAGGAAACTAACCATGACTAACCTAGATAAGATTAACGAAGCCATAGAGGCTTTACAAAATGCTAACAAAGCGTTAGTAGAAATGTTCGGAGAGGACACAGAATAAATGGAGTTCTACGCAGACTTAGACTTTATCTCTCTATACATTGAGAGCATTAGTTTAGCAATAGAAATACCTACATGGTTGCTAGTTGGCACTATTGCGTTTATTTATTCTATTAGATTAATTAGGAGAGACAATGATAAAAGTAAAACTAACAACAGTTAACGGCTCAGTGGCAGTGATGCCATTTACAAGCAAGGAAAAAATACTAGAGTTTATTGACCAATACTCTAACGCATTGCCTATCGGCACAGCGGTAAACATTGATGCGCCACTAGTTGGTATACATAGTGGGTGGATACAGGGTAAAGCAAAGCCCGTAGTAGTGTAACAAGGTAGTAGTGGGTATGTAGAAATATGTGCTCACTATATTTTTTGTTTTTTATCTCACAGATCACGTATCATACATCTGGTAAAAATATTCAGATTTTACAAAAATGAAATTTTTCAGATTTTAGGAAATGATCCACTATCTTCTAAAACAAAACCATTCTCTCTATCAAATAACTGATAGTCAAGGTTTATTACATTAAAGGTTTCTCCAAGAGCAAGAAGTACTTCAGCAAGATCTAATTTTCCGCAGGTATACAAATCAAACTGCAATAACGATGGATCCTCTTCATCCCATATATGAAACGCTATATGGCTAGTCTCAATCATTACAATAGCAGTGAGTCCCCTATTTCCTGGTTTGTCAACATAAGATGCAAAAGGTCCTTTAATAATTTTCATATCTATGCGATTAACTAATTTCTCTAAGAAGGATATTGCCTCTTCTTCACTGCTTATAGGCTTCTCAACTTTGGCATTGATCAGCAGGTGCTTGTGAAATAACATATTTTCTCCAATCTAGTTTTCTAGTATACACTATTTGACAGGGTAGATCAAGTATGCTAGAATATATATATGCATTTACTAGGAATAGAAATTCGGAAAGACCGTAGAGAGAAGAAATACTCTATGAGGTCTTGTTACCATTGCGGTAGAATAATATGGGTAACACAAGAAAATATGAGAGCAGATAACTACTGTAGTTCTTGCGAATGAAACAAAGAATACTTCTCTCTATCATCATAATTGGTTTGGCAGCGCTATGTTTACTGTAGACAATAAAGTAAAAATATCGAGGGTATCAAAAGCCATCGAACTACATCTTTTAATATCAACACTATATACAGTAACAGCAATACATGAATTTTTTTGGAGATCCTATGGAGGACATTAACCAATGGGAATATTAGACAATTTTGAAAATGCTTGGGATTATGATTTCCAATTTGAATCAAAACCTATATCTGAAAAAGATGCAATTGGTAGAGAAAAATTTTGGGAAGATTTGGGTAGACCAATTTCATCTGATGTAGAAAACGACGGTCTAGCATTAAAAATCTTTAAAGATCAATGCTGTGACCAGTGTAATTGCAATTAAGCAAGAGCCCCATTTTCTTTGAGCACATCATATAAAATACCATTAACTACTCTAAACTGAGGTCTAGATATCTCAACCATTTGATCAATTTCATCTTGAGACATTTCTTTTTGTTTGGCCAAACCAATATTTAAATTTATAATTGTTTCTGTCATTAGTTCTACTACTTGTTCTTTATCCATATCACTCACCATTTTCTTATAAGAATTGTCTTTGCAGACATATGTCTATAATACCATAACTTGCTCATATCTGTCAATGTTTGTCATACTAGAGCATATAGTGGTTTGGATAACTTCTATTCCGCCGACGAATTAAATACCGTTTCAAAAAATAAAAAACGCTATGTATAATAATCTAGTTATGACAATACAGGACTGGGCTTCTTTAATAGTTGCAATACTTACAATTACATCCACTATTGCTTTTGGAATTAAATGGCTTGTAAAGCATTATCTCGTCGAACTTAAACCCAATTCTGGATCATCGATGAAGGACCAAATTTCGAGATTAGAAACCGCTTTGAATGAACAAAAACATGCATCCGAAAAATCAAGAGATCGCCAAGAAAAAAAACTTGATGACATGTACGAAATTTTAATTAACCATATAGCCGATTTGAATAAATAACCTAATTTGCCTATTTGCTATATATATAATATATAAGATATATAAATATTAAACTTTAAAGATAGTTCTTTTTTCTTATATATATTTAAGTATACACTATCCCTAACTCTGACAATCTATGACTTAATAGTACAAAATGGACATTTCCTATTGTTACAATTTGGTAAACTTTTTATAACCTGATTAAATATGTCTGAATTATACCTATATGATATAATTTTATAAAGGCACTTAGGATAGTCTCTTCATACCCACCTATCCTGAGTGTTTTTTTTATTTTATGGTATAATCAAAGATATTATGAACATATGTGGACCTGAAGTATTTGGAGCAGACCCTGCTCGTATTAAATGGAGCGTTGTTAGAGGAGATACTTCCCCATTACGTGTTGAATTTTTACAAGATGATGAAGTAACATATTTTGATACTTCTGATTGGACTTATGAGGCCACTTCTTATGATCCTCAATCTGACGCTCTTGATTCCCTGGAAGTTACTGCAGGAGAAGGATATGTAGATATTATGGCACCATCATCTATTACTGAACTATGGGGTACTGGCTATAAATCAATTGTTACAGAATTAACTTTTGATCTTCAAGTAACTATTGATGAAGATACAATTTGGACACCACTGATTGGAACTATCTCTGTAATTGGAGATATTACAGGTAGCCTATAATGGCAGTAGTAAAAGTTACAACTCCTAGACCTGAGTTGCCACCAGTCATTAAAATCAAAAATAAAATATTTAAAGTAAATAAGTGATATAATCTAAATATGACAACTCATTCTCTTACAACTCTTAGTAACACTTCTGCTACACGTTTAACTCCAAACGGACTTCACTCTGGAATGGATATCACAATTCAAAATGTAGATTCTTCTGCATACGTATTTCTTGGAGGAGAAGGAGTAACAGCATCTGATTACGGATATAGACTTGCTCCTGGTTCAGCATGGTCTGTTGAATTACCTGGACTAGATGCAATATACGCAATTACAGACATAAACAATTCTAAAGTTGCATTATTAAAAACGGGACTTGAGTAATTATGGCACGTTTTACTACAACAGTTGGTAGTGGAGAAGGAACACCAGGACCACAGGGTCCAGCAGGAGAAAACGGAACTAATGGAGCAGATGCTCTTTGGAACTTTGAAGGTGAATGGGTAAATGGAGTTGACTATGCTCCTGGATCTGTAGTTCAATTTGAAGGATCATCTTACTATCACCCAAATGGTCAGTTTTCATCATATGCTCCTCCAGGATACGGATGGCTATTAATATCTGCTAAGGGTGATGCTGGAGAAAATGGTAACGATGGTGCTCCAGGAGCAACTGGTAGCCAAGGATTATACTACTTAGGAAATTATGTTTCAGGTAATGGATATGTTGCAAACCTTGCTGTTGTAAAAGGAAGCGATAACAATCTATACATTGCAAAATCAAGTGGTGGATTAGGTGATCCAGTTGGAAATAGTGCAGAGTGGGATGTTTTTCTTCCAGGGTTTTTAGGTGGAGCAACAGGAACATTTACTTCTCAAGATAACAAAACAGTAACAGTAACTAACGGAATTATTACAAGCATAATTTAAAAAACCGTGAGATAATCTTATCATGGCTACCTCTAAATCTATGGACTTTCCAGGTGCAAACAAATCTTCTTACGCTGCACAAGTTCAACAAAGCGGTTATTCTGATAAAGGCAATACTTCATCATCATTCTTGCCAGTTCCTGGCCCAGAAGGGCCCCCAGGCCCTCAAGGACCTGCTGGAAGAAATGGTAAAGACGGTGAACAAGGACCACCTGGACCAAAAGGAGATCGTGGACTAAATGGTAAAAGTTCTTTATCTCCATCTGGGCAAACACCAGGATGGGCTTCTTATCATAATGGAATAGAAAAATCTTTTGGCCTTGGAATTTCAAAAGGAGATGATGGATGGGTAACAACCTATGTATTATCTGAAAACATGTCAAACGAAAAATACTTACCAGAAAACTGTGCATCACTATGGAATGATCACGCAAGAGCATTTAATTTTAAAGGATTAAAAGAAGGCGCTCAGGTATTTATAACCTATAGTTTTGAATTAACAACATATAGTAGCAATACAGAGGCATGGATAAGAACATATTCACCAAACAGTGATTTGGATATTTCTCAATTTATAGGATCTATGAAATATCAACATACTTACCCAATAACTGTTACTCAACAAATTTTTATAGAAAATCAAAAAATTTGGGGTAATGGAGCAGTTCCTCAAATTAGAACAGACTATGATGCATCAGTAGTTATGAAATCTATATACGTCAGCGTGGTATAATAAAACTATGGCATTTCCAGGTACATTAAATATTAACTATTATAAAGGCGACACCTATGAGTTTCGTATTTACCCAAAGACCTCACTTGGAGCATCTTTTGATTTAACTGGTTATGGTCAAATTGTAAATGGTCTTCAAACTGCAAAGTTTACTATTTCTACATCCCGTGGATCTTCTGGAGTTTCTGGAAAGATTGAATGTCTTGCAGTAATAACAAGCGGAGTTTATGGAAATTATGTAACATGCACAATTAGACCTGAAGATTCTTTAACAATGAACGCTGCAACACAATATGTTTATGACGTAGAAATAACAAAAACAGCATCGCCGTATAATTACGTGTATACATTGTTAACTGGATCAGTAACAGTCACGGATCACATTGCTGGGGCAATAGTTTAATGGCAGCAGATGTTCTTTTAACAACAGATGATCTAACTGTTCTTGGTGGTCCATCTAGTTTAAATTTAGAAATTGATTTCGGCCCAAAAGGTGATAGAGGAAGTCAAATATTTGTAAATCTTGGAAAACCAACAAATTCATTTGCTCCAGGAGCACAACTTTTTGATTTATATATTAATATACTAAGTTCAGATGATGAGTATCAATATGTTTATCAGTTTCAAAATATATTAGGCACAAACACATGGGTAAAACTCTTTAAATTAGTTTCAAATATTTATAGCAAAAACTACACTACTACAAGTTTTATAAATGGTGTTTGGTCAAAAAATATTCCAGTATCTGAAATCCTTCCTGCCGAGTTTGTAGGGACTGCTTCGGCATCTGACTTTAACGTTCAATATAGCGTACTCAACGATAGCCCTTTGGCCTCATCTATATCTGTTGGAGAAATTGTATCAGTAAATGGAACCCTTTCTTTGCCAGTTACAATAAAAGCCACAGAATTTGACGGTACCAATTGGACTAATTTAAGTACTATTAAAGCAGTACATTTATTTATTACTGTGGTATAATCTAAAGTATGGCTTCTGAAAATATCGGATCAATTTATCCAACAAAAATACCAGGCTATGAGGATGCTGCAGATATCCAAGCAGCCCTAAAGTTATATCATTACGGAACATCTAATGATATTACAAACGAATCTGAAATTATTCCAAACTCAGTTGTTGGCCATATTAAAGCACTAGATACACGAATAGATTCAATTGAAACAAACGGTATTGGTTCTGCAGTTTTATCATCTATGCCAACAGGAATAGATAATGGTTATATTTGGGTAGACTCAACTGCATCAATAACAACAGATATTCGATACGCTATAGCATCATATCAAACATCACAGCCTACAAGTCCAACAACAGGTGCAATTTGGGTTGATTCGGATTCATCTCCATTAAAAATGTATGTGTGGTCAGGTTCTGCCTGGAGAGAGATTGGTGCATAATGCCTAAAGCAAAAACAACAGAAGAACAACTTCGTGAAAGCGGCATTGCAAAATTAGTTTTATCAACTGGAATTACAGAAGCAGAATTAAGAGCATTGGGGATAACATCAGATGGCAACAATTAATTCAGATGGAAAAGTAGCATATATATATAACGAAACAAATGATACTTGGTATGCTATAGGTGGAGCAGTAAATACTAATGCTGAGTACACTTGGAATGCAGATCAGGAATTTAACTCTGTTGTAACTTTTGATACCGTTGTAAATGCAAAAGCAGGAATAAATAATTATCAAAATCCAACGGCAAGAAATACTGCTATTCCATCACCAACAAATGGTATTGTATGTTTTGTTAGACAAGAAGATTCTGGAACAGTTATTAATCAACTTCAATATTATTATAATGGTGAGTGGAGATTTATTAATGACTCAGTTGATTTTCTTGCAAAAACAGCAGATTATACAATTGCAAAAGCAGATGCTGGAAAAACTATATCTGTTACATCTTTAACTGATGTAGTAATTACAATACCAACAAATAGTACAACTCCATTTGTTATTGGTCAAAAAATTGAAATACTTAGAAATGGTTCTGGAAATGTTAGTGTTGCAGGAGCAGTTGGAGTTATTCTTAATAGCAAAAATTCAAATAAAAAAATTGCAGCACAATACTCAGGTGCAGTAATTTCAAAAATAGATACCAACACCTGGATTCTTATTGGCGATTTGACGGAGTAGGTTCCAAATGTTAAATTTTGGCCTATGGTCTTCTTCAAAAGGTATGGTCAAAGTACCAAATCTATCAACTTTAACTATGGAAGAAGCGGTGCCTTTATTAGAAAGCATTGGATTATTTTCTGCAATTATATCAACACCAGTTACAACAAATGATCAAAGTTTAAATAATAAAATAGCCTATCAATCAATTTCTGCTGAAACTTTAGTTAGTTATGAAACTGTTATAAGTATTCAGTCTTATTCTTATGTTGTTACACCTACCCCAGTAGCGCCTACACCAGTACCAACACCAGCACCTACTCCAGCACCTACACCTACTCCAACACCCACACCTACTCCAGTAGCATGTGACTACCTTGATGCTCCTACATATTGTTTAAATGTTGATGCTCAAGGATACGGAGATTCTTATCAAACATCTTGGACACCTGGATGCCCAGATGTTTATCTAGGAAGAAGTTTTTGTGGAATTCCTGCACCAACACCAGTAGCACCTACTCCAGTACCTACTCCAGCACCTACTCCAGCACCTACTCCAGTGGCATCATATTGTGTGGACGACGACGCAACCAGTTGTATAGGATATGATTTATATCAAAATAGATACGACGCAACATATCAAGGCGCTAATTGCCCACCAAGACTTATAGAAACTAATTCTGTAAACTGTGGATATGTAGCACCAACACCAGCACCTACACCAGTAGCGCCTACACCAGTACCAACACCAGCACCTACTCCAGCACCTACACCTACTCCAGTAGCACAAAATTGTAGTGGCACCTACTATGTTTATGATGAGCCACGGTGCGGTGGTTATGCAAGTATTTACAATACTTGTGGAGTATTCCTTGGATGTAATGACTAGAGATAAGGTATACTAATTACTATGAGAAAAGATTTTTTTGCTAATATAGATGGAGATAAAATAAAGTTTTTTTCTATTGAGTTAGATGCTGATGGAACTGTTATAGATGATTTACAAGACGATAAAGACTATGCACTTTCAAACAATCCAACCGCTTTAAATATAACTCATTTAAATTATTTTCCAGCAAGAAAAAGTGTTTGGGATGGATCATCTTTTATTGCCCCAGAAGGTGAAGACCACAAACCTGCATGTAATCCATTAGATCTTTGTGTAGATGGTTGTGAATCTATTGCTTTTATTGTTAATAATGTTTATTATGGCGGTATAGGATATTGCGTAGGAGTGGCCACTAATGATATGCTTATTGCTGCATTAAGTAGTAATCCCGAAATAACTTTTGAAATAGTTTAGGAGTTTGGTATGGTAGAAGAAAATTTATCCCCTTATCAAAAATGGAAAAAAAATCTTGGAGAAACAAGACCTTGGGATCTTGCAAATCCTAATGCAGAATGGGCAGACGAAAAAAAAGCAACAGATAGATACTCCATATGTAAGTCTTGTCCAGAACTTATTAAACTAACAAAGCAGTGTAAAAAGTGTGGATGTCTAATGCATTTAAAAACAAAACTAGAAAAAGCAGTATGTCCATTAGGTAAGTGGTAAAATGAAAACTCCTTATTTATTAAAAACAGTATTTCCACCAGCAGAACATTTAGAGTTGCAAAATCTAGCAATGAACTTATGGTCAACAGACAAGAGTACTTATGATGAATCGTTTGGTAGACACCAATGGACAATTTGGGACAATACTCACGGTACAAATATAGAGCCACTTAGAAAGTTTCATGAAATGTTATTACCTTTGGCAAGAGAAGAATTTGAATCAGAAACTTTATTGCCATCATGGTGTGTGCTAAGTATTTATGAAGGTGATAAAGCAAAACTTTGGAAACACAAAGACGACAACGCTTGTACATATCATATAAACTACACGATTTTTCATAAAACACCTTGGGATTTTTATGTTGAGGGTATAAAGTTTGAAGCAGAAGAAAATGATGCAGTTATATCATATGGCAATGATCAACAACATTGGAGAGAAGATTTTCCAAATCCAAAAACTAATTTGGTTGCCAATGCATTCTTTTTTTATACAGAGCCAGATCACTGGTTTTTTAAACATGGTCCTCAATATTTATACACAGACATTAGAAAAACAAATACTAAAGAAAAGCCCAAAATAGAAACTATGTAAATGGATAAGTTATTTTTTCAACTATATAATCCTACAGGCTTAATAAATCAGGTAATGAGTCTTGAATTAGCAACTGGACTATCTCATGAATTAAATGTGCCAGCAATAATTCACTATACACAATATACTGCAGACAAAAAACTTTATAATACTGACAATATTCCAATTTATACTCCTAGTAGATTTCACAATAAGCAAAGAGAGGGTTTTACAAATCCAGATCAGTATCCTCACTTGCTAGATCTTATGGATTTTGATTCAAACTTAGTTTTTATTAATGAAAAAATAGATAGTTTTAAACAAGAAGAGTTAGTTATTGATGATATTTTAAATAATTTTTATTATAGTAGTCATCAAGATTTTTCTGATGATGAAAAGTATTTTGCAGAGGGAAGAAAAAGACTTCCACTAGACAAAATACTTCACCTAAAACTAACTCTAGGATGGTATTCAAGATTTTTTTACAAAAGAAGCAACAGTCTTAACAAAGCAATATCTTCAGTTAAATTTAAACAAGAATACTTTGATTTAGCAAATAAAATATATCACTCAATAGGACATTTTCAAGGAATGCATTTAAGGCTTTCAGATCATGTTAAAATGTTTGAAACAAAGCAAGAAATGTTTGAGTCATGGCTAGATAAGTTTGCACAAAACAATCTTCCAATAGTTGTAACAACATGTCAGCCAGGACACAAAATGATTCAAGACAACAAGCACAGGTTTATATTGCTAGATGAATACATTGTAAATAATTTTAGAGATGAATTTATGTCTTTGCCATTTCAAGACGAAGTTGTGTTTGGTATTATTTGTAATCTAGTAATGCATAATGCTACAAATTTTGTTGGTACATCAGGAAGCACATACACTGCCTATATACATAGAAATAGAAATCAGAAAGGAAATGAAACCTGGGACTTTTTTGACAATCCTCAAAAAGCAACAGGACAACCATATTCTTGGAATAACCATGAACTTGAGAATGGAAGAAAAATGTGGTGGAGAGAGTGGGCAGAATCAAAATGCTAAAAAGAATTGTTTATAAATTTAGAATGTGGAAAAAATACAGAAAAATTAAAAAAGGTGGGTACACATACTAATGCTGTTTGATATATTTAACCCAAGAGTTATTCCTTATTGTGGAATCAATAGAAAATATCCTAACACAAATTATTCTGCTACTAATGCAGTATTAGCATCACATTCAGAAATAGAAAGACCAGAATATAATTATGTATGGAATAGTGACGGACTAAGATCTGTAGAATTTTCTACAAATCCAGAAGTTGTAGTTTTAGGATGCTCATTGACATTAGGACAGGGAATGCCAGAAAACCTTAGATGGTCTAATATTCTTTCAAACAAAATTAATAAACCTATTGGAAACATATCTTATTCTGGAGCATCTGCAAATCTATTGGTGTCAAGTTTTTTTGGAATGATTCATCAGTACAAATATAAACCAAAAGTAGTCCTTGCACATTTTGCTAACTTTGAAAGATTTTATTTTATTAGTCAAGATGCTAATTCAATGCATATGTGGCACATTGATCATAAAGAGAAAAAAACAAAAGCATCGGCTCCTTGGGACTATGAAGAAATTTTGCCATATGAGTGGGTCTATTATCAAAATCTAGATCATATTAAAATGCTAGAGGCTTTTTGTGAATCTAATGATATTAAATTAATTTGGACTACATGGTCAAATAGATTAACAGAAAAAGAAGAAAAATTTTTAAAAAATAATTTTAGACATTACGTTACAGACACAACAAAAACACAATTTCCTACAGCCTTTGAGTTTGGATGTAATCCAGAAAATATATCTGGATTGCCTCTTTATTTTGAAATGATAAATTGGCAGGGATGCCATAAAGAATATAAAGATAAATATCCAGACATATTTGAACACGCATATGACTACCATAAAATCCCCTATAACTATGGACGGCTAAAAGGTCCTGGAGCACATTGGCCACATCCTGGACTACACAGACATTTACATGTTTCTGAGTTTTGGGAAAAACAAATATCTGGTTTAGTTTAAAATATTGCCATATACTTTAGTTAAGGTTATTGTGAGGAAGTAATGAAAACAGCCCTAGTGTTTGGTGCAGGTGGTTTTATTGGTAGCCATATGGTTAATAGACTTAAGTCTGAAGGATATTGGGTTCGTGGTGTTGATTTAAAATTTCCAGATTTTTCAGAAACAAAAGCAGATGAATTTATTAAAAAAGATTTATCTGTCTATGAAAATATTGAAAGCGTTATACATCCCGTGGGCACAATAGCATTTGATGAAATATACCAATTTGCTGCAGATATGGGTGGAGCAGGATATATTTTTACTGGCATAAATGATTCTCAAATTATGGAAAATTCTGCACTTATAAATCTTAATCTTTTAAGGGCTCAATCAAGATTAAACGCAAAACACGATATTAATAAAACCAAAATATTTTATTCAAGTTCTGCTTGCATGTATCCTGACTATAAGCAGTTAGATGTAAATAATCCTGGCCTTAAAGAGTCTGATGCATACCCTGCAGATCCTGACAGCGAATATGGTTGGGAAAAACTGTTTAGCGAGAGAATGTTTTTAGCCTTTAATAGAAACAATAAAATTCCTGTAGCCATTGCCAGATATCACAATATTTATGGCCCAGAAGGAACTTGGGATGGTGGAAAAGAAAAGGCCCCTGCTGCAATATGTCGTAAAGTTATACAAGCAAAAGATTCTGTAGAAATTTGGGGTGATGGAGAACAAACCCGCTCATTCTTATACATAGATGAATGCATAGAGGCAACAAGAAGACTTATGCAATCAGATTTTATTGGACCAGTTAATATTGGTTCTGAAGAAATAGTCACTATCAATCAGTTAGTAGATATTGCCTGTAGTGTTGAAGGCAAGGTTTTAAGTAAAATGCATATCTCTGGACCATTGGGTGTTAGGGGTAGAAATTCCAACAATAATCTGATTAGAGAAAAGTTAGACTGGGACTATTCTATGTCTCTTAAGAGTGGAATTGAAAAAACTTATTTTTGGATTAAAAATCAAACAGAAAAAAACCATAATTATTATAATTTTTTAGATAAAACTAGATCAGAAACTACTATTTAAATGAATAAAAAATTATATTTTTTGCATATACCAAAAACTGGTGGAACATCAGTAAATAAACAACTTTTAGATAGTTTTGATAAAACTGAAATAAAAAAATATCCTCCATCACAACCACCACACAAAGACAATATGGATGAATACTCTTATATTACTGGTCATCTTGGAAGATACCCTATTGAAAAAATAAAAGACGTAGATGTTGCATGTTTATTTAGAGAACCTGTAAACAGATCTATTAGCACATTTCTTTATATCTATGATAGATTTTTATTTGCATCACCTGAGTATTCAAAAATTGATAATTTTATAGATAAAGCAAGATATTATTTGTTTAAAGACGAAAGGTTTGTTAATCATAGAAATCTTCAGACACTGTTTATTTCTTCTACCCCTAAAATGATTACTTCAATAGACAAAGATGGTGATAATACTTTGAGAAAAGAATTTAATACTACGTGGGGTTTTGAGGATTCCGTTTTAGATTTAGATGTAGCAAAAAAACATATAGATAGTTTTAAAATTATTGGCACTTTAGAAAAACATTCTGAATTTATGCAAGAAATAAATGCTTGGTTTTTAAAAAATTATGAAGTAGATCTAGGTGTTAACAAAAAAAATCAAGTTTTTAATAAGACGCTTGTTGAGCATAATGGAGAAAAATATACTCCAAAAATAATAATGGAAATGCTTACAAAACAAGAATTAGAAAAAATATTAGAGTTAAACAGTATTGATTTTGAAATTTACAACTATGTTCTTTCTAAAAAAAATAGCCCCACCCATAATTGAGTGAGGCATATTTTTTATTATTTAGGAAATTTATTCATCCACATTTGGGTCTTTGGAGTTATGCCTTTCCAAGAAGACCAATCATCTCCACCCTTTGTCATATAATATGCAATCTCTGCATTTTTTACGGGATTAAATAGTTCAGCATTAGAGTCAAGATCAAACTTTTCTCTACGGTCTGGACCAAGGGAATCAATCATATTAATTTGAAACATGCCATAAGATGAATCACCAGTTTCATGGTTGCCGTTAAAAGCCAATGGTCTTCCATTAGACTCTTTTTTAGCAACTGCCCAAGCAACAACAAGGTCTTTGCCCTTGAAGCCTACTAGTGAAAGCAGTTCCTTTAGTTCTAAATCAGTAAGAGAAACCTTGTTTTCAAAACTCTCTAGTTTTTTTGCCTTAGAAACCAAAAAAACCTCTTTCGAGGTAGTTTCCGATGTCTGGGCCTGTTTCAGGCTAAGGTTGTTTTTAGTATCAAAATCTGAAGAAGCATTAGCGTTAGAGGTAACCGCTAATAACAATACGATACTGAGTGTGCTAATGATCTCTTTGTTTCTTTCGATAAATTTAATCATAGTTTCCTCCTTAGAAAACAATAACACCTTGGTAGGTGTTACTACTAAGTATATCATGAGATTTTTCAAAAAGCAACTTTATGACATGGTATAATAAAATTACTATGGCATCAGGCAATACAAATGACGGTATATTTAATTTACCATTTCCAGTACTAGACGATCCAGTAAATGTTCACAAGGATATTGAGGCACTTGCTGATAGACTAAAAATTGTGCTGCCACCACTGGGAATATCAGCATTTCAGTTGGGCGTGATAAATAAAAGCGGTCAATCATTAAACGCAGGACATCCTGTATATATAACTGGATATTCAACAAAACCAGAAATATCTTATGCCACACAATCAACAGTTGGTCCAATTTTAGGTTTATTAAAACAACCACTTGCAAACAATGCTGAAGGAATAGTTGTAGTTGCTGGAGTTATGGAAAATATTAACTTAAGTTCTGGTAGTTATGTAAATGGCAATCCAGTTTATGTTGGAGTATCTGGTGGCCTTACTGGAACTAGACCTGCTACTGGAAATGCCACCGCTGTTGGAGTTGTTGCAGCAACTGGGGCTAATGGAATTTTAATTGTTCAAGCAAAAGGTAACGGAACTTGGCAAGCACTTAAAGACGGAATGTCTTAAGCGTGGTATAATTTTACAATGGCAACTCTAAGAGGATCTCAAACATCATACGACATAGGAAACAAACCTCCTACAGTTATTTGGACTGTTGTCCGTGGAGATACTTCTGGTTTTAAAGTTTATGTAACTGATGATGCTAAAGTGCCTTTGATTTTAAAGGGTCCTGGATCTGAATGGGATATTGCTATGAAGATTAAAAGACCAACCTCAACCCCTGGAGTTATTACAGATGCTGCTACAACAATTATGGCATTACAACCAAGAGCAGATGAAGATGATCTTGTAGGAGAGTTTACAGTTTGGCTTACAGCAGAAGAATCCAATGTCTTGCAGACAGGAGACATCTTTGATATTCAGGTTAGCGATCCATCAAGAGTTTGGACAGTTTGCCAGGGCAGCATGAAGATTCTTGAAGATGTAACAGACTAATGGCAACATCAGTAATACTTGATAGCCTACAAAACAAAACAGAAAAAATATTTCCAATAGACTATCCATTAGTTCAAATAGAAAATTTTACAAGAAACACTTTAGTTACAGACATACTTCCTTTTAGAGTTAAGTTTTCAGCAATTCAAATTGTGGCTATTGGTCTTGGAAATACTCCAGGAATTCCGCTACAAGTTATTGGATATAGCAACTACATTCTCTAATAAATTTATTAAAATAGGTGTTATAATTACCACATGGCTAAAATATCAATCGCAGGAGTTAAAAGTCTATTTCAAACAGGTGATAGACCAACTCAAGAAAATTACGTAGATTTAATCGATACCACATCTGCCCAATCAACAGACTTAGGTTCTGCAGGTAATAATGAAATCACAATCAACGGAATTGAGAACGTAACTGTTATTGATGACTTTGATGCAACAGCATGGCGCATGGTTAAGTATATTGTTTCAATATCAAAAACCACTGCAGGGCAAAACAAATTTTATGCAACAGAATTAACAGTTCTTGTTGACGGTACAAATCTAAATGTTACCGAATATGGAACTATCGACAATGATGGGAATATTGGCACCATTAATGTCTCCCGCACTGGAAATACCGTGGCCTTAACAGTCACTCCAGTAAGCGGTATTACACCTATAACAGTTCGTTATGCACGAATTGGATTAAAGGCTTAAGGAGATATAAAAAATGGCAACAGTAAATAAAAATTTCAAGGTAAAAAATGGCCTTGTCGTTGAAGGTTCAACAGCAACCGTCAATGGAAACAACGTACTTGTAGAAACAGCGTCAGATCAATACATTATTGATTTAATTGGTGGAGAAACACTTGTTACCTCCGTTGAATCAACACAGATGGAAGTTATTTCTGGCGAACTAAATATTAAGTCAGGCGTATTTGATGTATCAGGAGCAGCAGCAGCAGCACAGTCTGCAGCAGCATCAGACGCTACTACAAAAGCAGCAAATGCTAAGTCAGAGGCAATCTCTGCAGCAGCAGCAGATGCAACAAGCAAAGCAAACGCAGCACAAGCAGCAGCAGAAGGAACAGCAGCATCAGCACTTAGTTCTGCAATTAGCACAGAGGTTTCAAACCGTAATACAGCAATTTCAACTGCAGTAAGTACATTAGTAGACGGTGCACCAGACCTTCTTAATACATTAAATGAATTAGCAGCAGCAATTAATGACGATGCTAATTACACAACAACACTTACATCAGCATTAGCAACAAAGGCACCACTTGCTTCTCCAGAACTTACTGGAGTTCCAACAGCACCTACTGCAGCAGCAAACACTAATACAACTCAGATTGCAACTACAGCATTTGCTAAGGCAGAAGCAGATGCAGCAGAGGCTGCAGCAATTGCACACGCAGATGCTCTAACAACATCTGATGTAGCAGAAGGAACATCACAATATTTCACAGATGCTCGTGCTAAGTCTTCAGCAGCAGACCTTTTGGTTGGTGCAACAAAGACTAACATTACAATTACAGGAACAGGTTCAGGACTTACTATTACCGCAGAAAACGGTGTAGCAGATTCTACAACATCTGACTTAGCAGAAGGTTCAAATCTTTACTTTACAAATGCTCGTGCAATATCTGCAACAGCAGCATCATACGATGTATTAGGTGCAGCATCAGCAGCACAATCTGCAGCAGCAACAGACGCTACTAATAAGGTAGCAGCAGAAGCAGCACTTAGAATATCAGGAGATGCAGCATCAGTTGCAACAGCAGCAGCAGATGCAACTACTAAGGCAAACAATGCAGCATCAGCAGCAAACAGTTACACAGATGGAAAAATTGCAACAGAAGTTACAGATCGTAATAATGCTATTTCATCTGCAATCTCAACAGAAGTTTCAAATCGTAATACAGCAATTAGTACAGCAGTATCAGGTCTTGTAGATGGAGCACCAGCACTTCTAGACACTCTTAATGAGTTGGCTTTAGCACTTGGTGATTCACCAGACACAATTACAAGTCTTACAACTCTTGTTGGAACTAAGGCTCCATTAGCATCACCAGAATTGACTGGCGTACCTACAGCCCCAACAGCAGCAGCAGATACAAGTACAACCCAGATTGCTACTACAGCATTTGCTAAAGCAGAGGCTGATGCAGCCCAAGCAGCAGCAGAAGCAACTGCAGCAGCAGCCAACACAGCACAAGAAAATGGTACAACACCATTTACAGCATTAAATATTAATTCAGTTGCTAAGCAAGTTGCAGCAACACTATCAGTACCAACAGCAGGAGTTCAGACAGCCTATTCATGGGCTAAGGCTGATTTCCGTTCAGCAGAATTCCTTGTAAGAGTTGGCGCTGGAGCAAATACTGAGATGTCAAAGGTACTTTTGACACTTGACACTTCAGATAACATTGCAATCACAGAGTACGGAATTGTGTCAACAAATGTTGCACTATCAACAGTTTCTGCAGCAATATCAGGAAGTAATGTTGAATTAAAGGTAACAACTTTAAACAATACTTCAGTGATTACTGTTATGGGAACATTGATTAAGTAGTAAAAAATAAAATAGTTTGAAAAAGGAGCAGTAAATGGCAACAGATAACAAAGACTTTAAGGTCAAGAATGGACTAGCCGTAGCAAACGGCGGTATATTCGGTGGTACTGTAACAGTAGCCGCTCCTACTCAAAACACACATGCAGCAACAAAACAATATGTAGATGAAAAAGAAATATTAGTTGCTACAGAAAGTTCAGCACCTGAATCAGCAGTAAATGGTCAACTGTATATTGACACTGTCTCTCAGAGACTTGCTTTTTATATAGATGGAACATGGCATACACTGACAACATTTAATGATATACAAGATATTCCACAACACATTCACGATACAGCAATCGATGGAACTGGATTCATAGTAAGCCAATACCAAGATGCTGGTTATTATAATGATGCAAGCAGTACACCAGTTGACGCTGGAAACTACAATACCAATTCATGGACAGTAACATGGGATGGCGGATTAGCAGTAGATAACTTCAATTAAAAATGATGTTATAATAAGATAAGTAATTGGGCAGCCCCCATAAGGAGAAATAAAATATGGCAACAAGAATGCAACAGCGCAGAGGTACTGCAGCACAATGGACATCAGCAGATCCAATTTTGGCAGCAGGAGAAATTGGTTTTGAGTCCGATACTGGACAATTTAAAATTGGTGATGGAGTCAACCACTGGGAAGAACTGTCATATTTTAAAAACTTAGAAGACCTTGGCGGATCACTTGAGGACTATATTTTAGTAACTTCAAGAGCACAGGCAAATGGTGTAGCAACACTTGACGCAGCAGGAAAAATCCCTGTAGCACAACTAGGAAACCTAATTGATGGAGCACCAGATGCTCTAAACACTTTAAATGAATTAGCAGCAGCAATTTCAGATGATGCAACATTTGCATCAACCATGGTGTCTGCTTTAGCACAAAAGGCTTCATCAGCATCAGTAGATAGCCACACTAACGCAACAACAGGAATTCACGGTATTCCAGACACAGCACTATTAGCAACAAAGACTTATGCAGATACTGCAGTAAGTAACCATGAAGCAGATACAACATCAGTTCACGGAATTGCAGATACATCAGCACTAGCAACAAAAAATTATGCAGATTCAGCAGTATCAACACACAACTCAGACACAACAGATGTTCATGGAATTGCAGATACTTCACTCCTAGCACTAAAGTCAGAGGTTGCAGCAGTAACAGCAACTACACTTGGTCTTGGAAACGTAAATAATACAGCAGATGCATCAAAGCCAGTATCTACAGCACAGGCTGCAGCAATCGCAACTGCTAAGTCAGAAGCAATTGCAGATGCAACAGCACAGGTAACCGCAGTAATTGCATCAGCACCAGGAGCACTTGATACTCTTGACGAACTAGCAGCAGCCCTTGGAGATGACGCAAACTTTGCATCATCAGTAACAACTAGCCTTGGGTTAAAAGTAGATTCTTTAACACCAATTTCACAGAAGACAACATCATACACACTTTCATCACTAACCGAAAGAGACGATCTAATTGAAATGGGTTCAGCATCAGCAATGACTCTTACAATCCCAACAGATGCAACTCTAAACTTCCCAATTGGAACTTCTATTGATATTCTTCAAACTGGAGCGGGACAAGTAACAATTGCCCCAGTATCAGGAACAGTTACAGTTAATGCAACCCCTGGCTTGAAACTTCGTACACAATGGTCATCTGCAACTCTCTTAAAGAGAGCAGAAAATACATGGGTTGTGTTCGGCGACTTGACAGCGTAATACAAAATTTAACAAGAAATTAGGAGATTAAAAAATGGCAGCAGGAAAAAGAATAGGTAAGAAGTCCCAAGCGTCAAATGACCACTTGGCACCATTAGCACCAACAATTACTTCAATAACAGATGTTGGCGCAAGACCATTTGGTAGCGGTGCATTAGTAGTTAATTTTACTCCTAATCCAAACGGTAATGCTGCAACATCATATACAGCAGCAGGCTTTTGCAGTGTACACAATACTATCCACTCTGCAACTGGCTCAAGTTCTCCTTTAACAATTACTGGCTGGGGTTCAAATATTACTTCAACTATTACAGTTACTGCAACTAATAGCGCAGGAACATCACCAGCATCAGAAGGAGTACTTTCACCATTAATTACAACAAGACCAGATAAACCTGCTGCACCTACTGCAACTACTCCTTCAGCAGGAGTTGATCGGATTACATGGTCTGCTCCAGCAAATGGTGGTAAGGCAATAACTAGTTATAACTGGGCATCTTCTGACGGTAAGTCTGGATCAACAGCATCAACATCTGTTGACGTTGCACAAGAACAAGGATCTGCTCAGACATACACAGTTACAGCAACTAATGCTAATGGAACATCTCAAACATCTAATCCATCAAACAACGTAACTACAACATTCTCATTTGCTCCATTCGGTGCATTCGGTGCATTCGGTGCTTTTGGTGCATTCGGTGCATTTGGTGCATTTGGATTTAGTTTTTCATTAAACATAAATACAGAAGTTCTTATGTCAACAGTTGCAGGTGAACCACAAGCATCAAAACCTGCTGGACAACTTCAAGTTGGAGATAAATTGTTAGCCTTAGATCTTGGAGACGAGGCTGATGACAATTCTCCAGCATATTGGCAAAATTGGACATTGCCTTCAAATTTCACTCTATCAAATGAAAACGTTGTTGAAACTACAATTACATCAATTGGTATTGTCCCAGAAACAGAGTTCATTTATATTGATGGAGATATGTTTTCTCCTACACACTGGATTTTGACTAAAAAAGATGGCATTGTAAAATTTGTTCAGTCATCAGAAATAGATACAACATATCAAAGATATTCATATACAGAAAATTCATTTGTTGATATTGTTCTTGTTGAAACTCTAGAGTTAAATATGCAAAAAGTTGCTATAAACTGTGAGCCACACGATAACTTCTTTACTAAGCAAATGCTTGTAAAAGACTTTACGCCAAACAAAATACCGCCTGCTTAATATAACAGATTTATCTAATTTAATTGTTGTGATATACTGTTAATATGAAAAAAAACAAGCCTTCAACGGTTAGGTTTATTAACACTTTTCCAAAAATGAAAAATGTTTTTCCTACTCCAGAACCTGCTGCAAAAAATATACCAACTTGGTATAAAAAACTTGAAAGTTTTTATGATAATGACACAACGCCAGTAAACGGTCATCAACAAATAACTGTTAAAAGGTGTGTTGCATTTTTAGATATGCTTTCAAGTGGATATATAATAAAAACACCATTTGATATATATATAGACACAACTGGAGATACACCACAATTTGATATTCCAGAAACAATGAAAGTATTTGTTAGTCTTGGAAACAAGGCTTTAACTGGAAGTCATGATCTTAAACAAGTTGCTGGATACCCATTTGATAATGACAAATACATAGAATATCTATTTAGAGTAAATGTTGTTTGGACTGTTGAAACCGATCCTGGATATAGCACACTTTTTATACAGCCACAGCATCAAGAAGTTTCTCCACTATTTGCAATATCAGCAATAATTGATACAGACACTTATCCATCCGATGGTTTGATGTCTTTTTTAGTAAAAAAGAATTTTAAAGGTGTTCTTCCAAAAGGAACTCCTTTGTTACAAATAATTCCATTTAAAAGAGAAGAGTATAAATCAGAATATATAGAAACACAAGAAAAAGTTTCTCAAGTTAAAAACATAGGTTTACAAGTAAGAAGTGTTTTTAACTCTGGATATAAAAAATTTTTGTGGCACAAAAAGTCTTATAGGTAATTTTTTTTATAAACTCTATACTATAACTTTAGGTAGAGTTTTGTTTTTTATAAAACTCTGCTATAATTAACACTTAATCCGTTTTTGAAAGGACGATACAAATGTCAGATTTTTTTAGTTTTAAACTTCCAGAAGAATTTATAGAAAAGTACAAAGTGCAAGATAGCCCATTTGGTTTTAAAGATGCAGCAGAAAACTCACTTGGAGAAATTACTTTTATTCGTACATATTCTAGAATGAAGGAAGATGGAACTAAAGAAAGATGGCACGAGGTTTGTCGTCGAGTAATTGAAGGTATGTATTCAGTACAAAAGAATCATGCTAAAGAAAATCGCTTACCTTGGAATGACTATAAGGCACAGAAGTCTGCACAAGAAGCATTCCAAAGAATGTTTGAACTAAAGTGGACACCACCAGGACGAGGCATGTGGGCATTTGGAACTCCTATGACTATGGAAAAGAAAAACTCAGCAGCACTACAAAACTGTGCAATGGTATCCACCAAGGACCTTGATAAGAATGATCCAGGAGCATTATTTGCTTGGGTTATGGATGCTCTTATGCTTGGTATTGGCGTAGGGTTTGATACAGTAGGACAGGATAAGAATTTCTCAATCTATACCCCAACAGAACCAGAAGAGATATTTGAAATTCCAGACACTCGTGAAGGTTGGGTAGAGTCAGTTAGAATTCTTATTAATTCATACCTAAGACCAAACCAAAGTATTCAGAAGTTTAACTATGATTTGATCAGACCTCTTGGAGCACCTATTAAGGGCTTTGGAGGCGTTGCATCAGGACCTGCACCACTTATTAAGTTGCATGACCAGATAGACCGTGTAATTGGCTCCAGAGGCGGAGAAACCCTAGACTCTCGTGCTATTGTAGACCTTGTAAACCTTATTGGTACTTGTGTAGTATCAGGAAATGTTCGTAGATCAGCAACCCTTGCTTTGGGTAATGCAGGAGATGAAACATTTATGAATCTAAAGAACTCAGAGATGTTTCCAGAGCGTAACTCATTTGATCCAGAAAATCCAGGTTGGGCTTGGATGTCTAACAATTCTATTTCAGCAGAAGTAGGAACAAAGTATGAAGATTATGTAGATTTAATTACAGAAAACGGAGAACCAGGTTTTATCTGGCTTGATGTTGCTCGTAATTATGGACGACTAAAGGATGCGCCAGACGGCAAGGATTACCGTGTGATGGGATTTAACCCATGTGCGGAGCAGCCATTAGAATCATACGAATTGTGCACACTTGTAGAAGTGCATTTAAATCGTCATGAGTCTAAGGAGGACTTTCTGCGTACCCTAAAGTTTGCATACCTTTATGGAAAGACTGTAACACTTGTTCCAACACACTGGCCACAAACAAACGGTATCATGCAACGTAATCGTCGTATCGGTACATCATTAACAGGTATTGCATCATTTGCAGATCAAAATGGTTTGCCAACTGTTCGTGAGTGGATGGATGAAGGATATACAACAATTCGTAAATATGATCACTCTTACTCAGAATGGCTATGTGTTCGTGAATCAATTCGTGTAACAACAGTTAAGCCATCAGGATCAGTTTCAATTCTTTCTGGTGCAACTCCTGGAGTTCACTGGGGTCCTGGAGGAAACTTCTTTCTTCGTGCAGTTCGATTTGGAAATACAGATCCAATGATGCACTTGTTCAAAGCAGCAGGGTACACAATTGAAGATGACGTAGTGTCAGCAAATACATCAGTAGTTTACTTCCCAATCAAGTCAGGTCATCCAAGATCTGAAAAGGATGTAACATTATTTGAAAAGATTGCACTTGCTGCAACTGCCCAGAAGTACTGGTCTGATAATGGTGTTTCTGTAACACTTTCATTTGATAAGGAAACAGAATCAAAGCATGTTGTCCCAGCACTTCATATGTATGAGGGACAACTAAAAGCAGTTTCATTCCTACCAATGGGAAACACTGTTTATCCTCAGCAACCATATACTCAGATCACTGAAGAACAATATGAGTCCTATATCGGCAAGTTAAAACATATTGACTTTAGTGCAATTTATGATGGTGTAGATAATCTTGAGGCACAAGGCGAAATGTATTGCACTACCGATTATTGTGAAATAAAAACCAACTAAGGAGAAAAATGAAAAGAGTATTAGCGTCACTAGCAATTATTTTATTTGCTTTTGTTGGACTACAAGGCATAGATAAATCAAAAGATAGTTGTATCAATTTGTATGTTGATTATGGTCCACTAGATGGCGGTACAAAAATAACAAAGTGTGTTGATGCATCTACCAAGACAATTGCGTTAGAAGTTTTAAAAAAGGCTAATCTTGAAATAGAAGGCACTAAGAAATATGGTTTAGCAGTTGTTTGTAGAGTTAACAATTTGCCAAACAAAAAGGTAGAGTCTTGTGAATCAATGCCATCAGAAAAGGCATACTGGGCAATCATTATTAAAGAAAAGAAATTAATTCCTTTCCCTAAAAGTGAGTGGGGTTGGGGACAACTTGCAATAGATCAACAACTTTTAAGTCCAGGAGATTCAATAGGTTTGGTTTGGGCTAATAATGGAAAAGTAGTATTCCCATGAAACTATTAGATAAACACGTAGATCAAAAATCTTCTTATAAAATAATTGTTCAGTTTGCACTGACCTTGCTTTGTTTGCATATAGCCAATATTAAAACAATAGATATTTGGCGTTCTTTGACAGGACACTAATGGTACATCTAACTCGTATTTATACGAAAACTGGTGATAACGGTCAGACATCAACTGCCACCAATGAAAGAATACACAAGGGAAGTGATTTGATTGAGGCAATTGGGTCGGTAGATGAAGCAAACTCTGCCATAGGAATGGCAACTGATTTTCATAACGATATTATAGATAGAATACAGAGTGACTTGTTTGATCTTGGTGCAGAACTATCTGGTGCCCCAACAATAACAATATCAGAAGATAGAGTTACCTATTTAGAAAATATAATTGATGACTATAACGAATACCTAGAGCCACTGCATTCTTTTGTTCTACCTACTGGCCCACTTCATAATGCAAGAACAATTGTGAGAAGGGCAGAGCGTGAGGTTTGGAAGGTAGAAGGTTTAAATATAAATATTGCAAAGTATTTAAACAGGCTCTCAGATTTACTATTCGTAATGGCAAGATATCACAATAAAGGCAATGAAAAGTTATGGATTCCCAGAAATTAATTTTTACCCTGCTATAATAGGGAAATAGGAGAAAAATGTCTAGTCCATCAAATTTATATGCAGAAAAGGTGTTTGCAGAGCACCCAACTGTGTTGTGGGCACTAGATGATAAAGCAGACTATATCTCTCTTATATCTGAGGAACAAAGATCCGTATATTCTTGGGATATTTCTGGTGGAACGGCAAGCAATTTTACAGAGGCTATAGATGAACCATTTACCAATAGTTCTGTTACAAAAATTCTAGGTAATTTAACTACAGAAGATTTTGGTGAGATTGTATGTATAAGCAATGACCTAGTAAACTTTTCAGAATTAAATTCTTACATGTCAACATTTTCTGTAGGAGCATACATTTATTCAATTAGTTCTTATATTTCTAGCATTGAAATTGGATACGAATATTATGACACAACAACAGGAACAAATATTCAAAAATTAAAAAACTACAACACATCTGTCTCTAATAATTGGATGTTTGTATCTGAAACATTTGATATACCAGATGAAAATACAACCTTTAGAGTTGTGTTAAAAATAAGATATCTTGGTAATGCATCATCTACAGATGATTATGCTTTTTTGTTTAATGGGGTTAGTGTTGGTCAATGGTCAGAAGAGTTTCATTCTTCATCACTTGGCATATCAAAAATATCTTTACCAACATCAATACCGCTAACAGCAACATCTGCTATAGAGGCCAAGTCTTATGGACTAAAACAAACTCCTGGCTACTACTTCATTTCAAACAATGCGTTAGTAGCAAAAAATTCTGGAATACCTCTTGTTTATGGGTCAGGTAACACAACAGTTCTTGTCGAAAATGTAAATTCTCCATCATTAATTCTTCCTGGCTTTGGTTTTTTAAATGAGGATGGGAAGTTTAAAGAGTATACCCTAGAAATGTGGATGAGAATAAACTCAGATTCACCAACCAAAAAAAGAATTTGTGGTCCAATTAAATCTAACGACGGAATATATGTTGACGGTCCTTTTATAACATTAAAGATTGGTAAAAACTATTCTTCTCACTATGTTGGAGAATGGACAAGGCCAATGCTTATGCACATAAGAATAACTAATAATTCTGCAAGTTTATTAATAAATGGAGAACAGGTAATATCTTTAAATTTTATAACAGATGAACTATCTTTTCCAGAAAAATATGACGAAGATGGTAAAAATCAAGATTGGATAGGATTTTATGCGTATGAGGATGTATATCCAATAGAAATTGATTGCGTTGCAATATATCCTTATCAAGTTCCAGCATTGGTAGCAAAAAGAAGATTTGTTTATGGCCAAGGAGTAGAAGTTCCAGAAAACATTAATGCATCTTACAGCGGGACATCTATGTTTATTGATTATGCTTTTGCTGATTATACAAAAAATTATTCTTATCCAGATCTAGTTAAATGGTCAGACGCTTCTATAGATAACCTTAATACTTCATCAAACTATTTGTCATGCCCAGACTATTATTTACCAGAATTATTTTTTAGCAATAAAACTAGCCAAGATTTTTATAATGATTCATATCTTTTGCCAAACGAAAGTAACCTTTATGTAAAAATGAGACCGTCTGCTTCCTGGAATGACACAAACGGATATATACTTTTTGATAAGTTAAATGTGACTAACAATGAAATTAAGTGTTTTTACGGCGTGTTTAAAATATTATCTACTCCAACATCAAATCAAACCTTTTTCAAAATAGAAGACGAATCAACAAATAATAGTTTTTCAATTGAGTTAAAACCAAACTTAGAAATTGAATATAAGTTAAAATTTAATACATTAGAAGAGGTTATATATAAAACAATTATAGCAAGAGTTGGAGAAGAACTCACAGTAGGGCTTGATATTTCTAAATTTACAGAAAACTATGGAAGCAGTGCTAGTTTATTTTTTGGAAATCGTGCATCTTTAAAATTATATGTTGGTGGAAGCAAAGAGTTAGATAAAACATTTACTGGTAATATATACAAGGTTGGATTTTCTACAGAAAGAAACTATTCTTACATAGCAGAACTGTTTAATGAATCTGGTGTGCCAGTACAATTTGAAGATGTGTTTGATAAGTTTGGACAATATATTGATTATGACGCTGGTGACTACCAGGGAGCAAGTCCAGATTTTTGGAACTACGTTTTAGATGGAGGATCACCTGCTCAATATTCTTCTGTTAAATTGATTAACCATATTGCAAGTTATACACTAAGCCCAAAAAAATATTTTGAAACATTTACTTTAGATATAGATATAGACGGATATTGGGAAGATAAAGTTGCTCTTAGACATTTTGCTCAGTATGTATTAGATGCCAAAGGCAATGAACAATATGACTTAGATTTTCTTCAATTTAATATAAACTATCCATCTCCATCAAAATATACAGAGCAAGAAACTTCATCTGAATTGGGATGGAGTTATCAAGAATTACAAGCAGAATATCAAAGCCCAATTCAAAGAGGTTATGACTCTTTAGATAATCAACTATATACAGGATATAACGACTACCAAGACCTTGCAAATAAATCTACAAAAAGTTATAAGTACGATACCTCAAATTCTCTTGTAAAATCCTATGTAACATTTCAATACCTTGAAAATACATCTACTAACACAGAGTCATTTTTTACAACAACAGAACTTGCACCTAAAAACGGTATCGTAAATCCAGTAGGTAATTGGATTAATACAAAATATGAAGTAGTTGATGGAATGTTAATTTATCCTCCAACTGGAATAGATTTTAATGACCTGTATGTTGTTCTTCACTTAAACTTTAAAGTTCTTGGAATATTAAATAAGCCTATTAACATTAGAAGTTTACAACTTGCTTCTCAAGCATACAATGATTCTTCTGCTAATCCTATTGGAACTAGATTTGGTGTTCCTGTTTATCCATACAGGAAGTCTGGAATTTACTATGATTATAAAGGAGTTAATCCATACACAATTTATAAGGGTACATCTCCGTACCTTTACTTAACAAAAAATTCTGGATTACAAATAAAGGGAACCTATGATCCGCTTATAGACCGTGGATTAGCAATTCCAATTAATTCAAATCAGTCTAGCAATTATAAGGTAATGGCTATGCAAGCAGCAATTAGATACGATCAAGATTTTTTTCCTTTTGCTCCAACACAAATTTTTGAAATAGAAAGTAAAGGCAATAGACTAAAAATATTTATGGTTGCAAATCATCCAGAAGGAAAGAGAGCAAAAATCTATGCAGTAAATGCAAACACTGGTCAAATTGAAGATGGTATTGGCTTTTATTGGAATGGAAATATTGTTAAAGAACCAAATATTACAGTACGTGAATGGGGAATGTTAGGTATTTCGTTTTCAAGCCTATTAGATTTTTCAAATTATGTTGGATCAATTAAGATAACTGGCCCAATCTTAGTTAATCTAGTTTCACATTATAAGTCAACAAATCTGCAAGAAGTCCAAAATATTACAGTGCGACCATGGTTTAAAATAAAATTTAACGGTCCCTTAACCTTAGATTGGGAATACTGGAATCCAGCATATATTTGGCAAGGGGTTTTAATCTTATCAACAACCTCTTATTATGGAGTAAATCCAGGAGATATTTATAAGAGTTACGCTGGAACAAACAAGTTTATAATTGATGATACAAGGCTTTTTAGGTTAAATAATTACCAATATTCTTTTGATACAGAAATATCTTGGCAGTCATCAACCGAAAATGCCATCTAATATGGTATACTTGTTGACATGAATAACCAAGATACAAAGAAAAAGCGTAAAGCATTGCCACGAATGAAAGGGCAAGTAGGAGAATCCCGTGTAAAAGTTATTGAAAAAAATTACGAGTGGGGTCTTTATGTATACAAAAAGGCTAATGGAAAATGGTTTACAGATGGTAATGGCTCTGTTCTTAACATTGAATCAATGAAGGGTGACATTATGCAGATATCTAAACTTAAAGATGCTGCTAAATATTACGGGGATGAAGGAGATGGGACTTGCGTATTTGTTCCAGGACTAACAAGAATCTCAGAAGAAGAATACTCTGAGCAAAAACAGAGGCTATCAGAAGGATTAATTCCTTCAATGAATGATCTTGGTGCAGTTCAGGCAGCCAAAGACACTATTGCAAAATATGGAAATGACGACTAATGAGTGAAGACAAAGATTTTATTATAAGAGCAAAAACTGATAATCTTTTGCCAGAAGATGATACTTTTACAAAACAAGATCCATTTAATCAAACATGGGATATTGTTAAAGATTTACAGGGTTTAGACAATAACTTTAAAAGAAGAACTTCTAGACTAGTAAAAGCAGAAGCATCACAAACATATCTTAATAGTTCAAGAGCAGAAAGCGTTGGAATAAACGGAGCAAGATCTAAAGAAATTAATTCAGGAACTGTTTACAGAAATGCGTATGGATTATTTGATGTTATTACTCCACCATGGAATTTATATGAACTTGCAAGTTTTTATGATACTTCGTTTGCAAACCATGCTGCAATTGATGCAAAGGTTGAAAACATTGTTGGTCTTGGTTATGAGTTTAAAATTTCAAAAAGAACTATGCTTAAGTTGGAAGCATCTGAACCAAAGACTTCTGAAAATGCAAGAAAAAGAATTGAAAGAGCAAAAATTGAAATAACTGATTGGCTTGAATCTTTAAATGATGAAGATTCTTTTACTACAACAATGGAAAAAGTTTTTACTGACCTTCAATCAACAGGAAATGGTTACCTTGAAATTGGAAGAACTACTCGTGGAGAGATTGGTTATGTTGGTCATATTCCATCAACGACTATGAGAGTACGCAGACTTCGTGATGGCTTTGTTCAAGTAATTGCAAACAAAGTTGTTTACTTTCGTAATTTTGGAGCAAATAATTCAAACCCACTTGGAACAGATCCAAGACCAAATGAGATTATTCATTTTAAAGAATACTCTCCACTAAATACTTTTTATGGAGTGCCAGACATAATGTCTGCAATTGGGTCATTGCATGGAGATCAACTTGCATCACAATATAATATTGATTATTTTCAAAACAAAGCAACACCAAGATATGTTGTAACTCTTAAGGGCGCCAAGTTATCTGCAGAAGCAGAAGACAAAATGTTTAGATTTTTGCAGACAGGACTTAAAGGCCAAAACCACAGAACTCTTTATATTCCATTGCCAGGAGACTCTGACACCAACAAGGTAGAGTTTAAAATGGATCCAGTTGAAAATGGTGTGCAAGAGGCATCATTTAAAGAATATAGAAAACAAAATCGTGACGACATTCTTGTTGCACACCAGGTACCACTTTCTAAAATTGGTGGATCTGATTCGTCTGCAATCGCTGCTGCGCTTTCTCAAGATCGTACATTCAAAGAGCAGGTTGCTAGACCAGCACAAAGAAATCTTGAAAAAATGATCAATAAGATCATAAAAGAAAAGACAGATATTCTTGAATTTAAGTTTAATGAGTTAACCCTTACTGATGAAATTGCTCAGTCACAAATTATTGAAAGACTTGTAAAGACACAGGTTATGATGCCCAATGAGGGTAGAGAACTTCTTGGTCTGCCACAGATAGAAGGTGGTAATGAGCCTTTTGATCCAAAGCCTCAAGATACAGCAAATGATAATGCAAATAGGGCACGAGATACTGAAAGAACTAATAACCAATCCGATGGAGTAGCCACTGTAAGTGGAAGAAATCCAAAAGGCGAAGGTAGAAAATTTGACGACATGGTCGAATTGTCCGATTTGTAATATATTACTAAAAACGGGTATATAATATAATGGTGATTAATATATCCAAAGCCCATTGGAATTCAGATGGGGACAATCTTCGTTTGTCAATGCCTTTTAGTAAGGTAGACAAAGAACGTAGAATCGTATCTGGATTTGCATCTTTAGATAATGTTGATAAACAAGATGACATTGTAACAGCAGAAGCATCAATGGAAGCGTTTGCAAAATTTCGTGGCAACATTAGAGAAATGCATCAGCCATTAGCAGTAGGCAAGATGGTAAACTTTAAAGCAGAAAAATATTTTGATCCAGAATCAAAAAAATTTTATAATGGAGTGTTTGTATCTGCATATGTTTCAAAAGGTGCCCAAGATACTTGGGAAAAAGTTCTAGATGGAACCCTTGCTGGTTTTTCTATTGGTGGAAAAATGAACAAGTGGGACGATGGTTATGATGAAAAGTTAGACAAACAAATTAGAATTATTAAGCAATATGATTTAGTTGAGTTGAGTCTTGTAGATTCCCCAGCAAATCAGTTTGCAAACATTGTATCTGTTGAAAAGGTTGATGGAGTAAATATTATTAAAGGTGATGAAACAATTTTAGAAAATGTTTTTTATGATAAGGAATCAGGTATTGTAATGGTTTCAGAAAATGAATCAGAGGTAAGTCCGACCACTGGTGAACAAATGGCAAATATAGGTTTCGTTGAAAAAACAGATAACGAAAAAGTAACAATGATAAAATTCTTAGTTGATAGTGCTAAAGGCATTAATACTTCTAAGATTAACAAGGAGGAAAAACCTATGACAAAAAACACAGAAGCAGTTGCAGAAGTTATCGAAACAGAAGCAGCAGTAGAAGTAACAAAGTCAGAGGTCGCTCCAGAGGTTGATGCCATTGTTGAAACACCTACAGAAGAAGTTGCAAAGTCTGAAGAGACTCCTGCAGTTGATGTAGTTGAAGAAACAATAGAGGTATCTAAATCAGATGAAACAACTGTTAATTCAGTTGAAGAAATCAAGAATACCCTAGAATCAGCCTTTAGCGATCTAGTTTCAAAGGTCAACTCTTTGCAGGCAGAAGTAGAAATGCTTAAGTCTTCAAAGGTAGATGTTGAAACAGCAAAACAATCATTTGAGGCAGTTGCAAAAGATATTGCAGCAGCAACAAATACATTTAACGAATTTGGTAAGCGTGTGGAACTTGTAGAGCAAGACACTGCTTTCCGAAAGTCTGGCGATCTCGGCGAGATAGTACAGAATCAGCCTGAAACGGTTGAAAAATCCCTATGGGGCGGTAGTTTCCTCAAAACAGCCGATCTATTCATTTAGAAAAAATCACAGGAGGTGACAATATGTCGGAACAAATTATAGAAAAGAACCAGCCAGGTACTTCAGGTAACCTAGGCGGAACCACACCAGGTTTGTATCAAGGACAAGGAGCATTTGCTTCAGGTTCAGATGCAGGTTCAAACGTACCAGGTAATTATACTGATGGTGGTGTATTGGGTAATATCCCAACAGCACTAGCAGGATCAAACGCTGGAGCAAACGCAGTAAATCCTTCAGGTGAGGCTGGATCAGGTATCCTACGTCCAGAGCAAGCACGTCGTTTTATTGACTACGTGTGGGATGCTACCATTCTCGCCCAAGATGGCCGTCGTGTTACTATGAGAGCCAATACAATGGAACTCGAAAAGGTAAACGTTGGAGAGCGTGTAATTCGTGCAGCAGCGCAAGCAGTTGGCGACTACACAAACGCAGGTGCATCATTCTCAAAGGTTGAATTGACTACAAAGAAAATTCGTCTTGACTGGGAAGTATCTGCAGAAGCACTAGAAGATAACATCGAAGGTGCACAATTAGAAGATCACATCGTTCGCTTGATGACAAACGCTTTCGGTAATGATATCGAAGACCTTGCAATCAACGGAACAGGTACAGGATCAGACGCATTCCTTTCAATTATGGAAGGTTTCGTAAACCGTGTTAAGACTGATGGATTTGCAAATGAAGCAGTTGTAACAGTTGCAGATAACACATGGTCAACAGACGCAATGCAGAAGATCATTCTTGCAATGCCACGTAAGTACCGTGCACTTAAGTCAAACCTTAAGTTCTACGCAGGTACAGATGCATTCCAAGGAATCATCAAGAACAACGGTACACTTGCAGACGCAGTAGCAGAAGCATTTGCTAACCGTCCAGCAGGTACTGCTGCAAACCGTCAAGCATACCTTGATGGCGCTGGACAGACATTCGGTGGAGCACGTACAACACGTGTTCTAGGAATTGACGTTCAGGAAGTTCCATACTACCCTGCAGGATATGTCGACTTGACATTCCCTCAGAACCGTGTATGGGGATTCCAAAGAGATATCACTGTTAACCGTGAATACAAGCCAAAGAAAGACACTGTAGAATATACAGTCTTCGTTCGCTTCGGTATTCAATGGGAAGAACAAGATGCTGTCTCATGGGCAGACGCTGCAGAAGATGCATAATCTGTAAACAGTAAAAATTAGGGGGAGTAGGAGTTAACGCTCTTACTCCCCTTTATTACTTATAATGATATAATACTAACAAGGAGGAATTATGGAAAACATTAATGAAAATCCAATTGTAGAAGAAACAATATATGAAGCACCAGTTTTTGAAACACCAGTTGTTGAAGAGCCAGTTGCAGAACCTATTGTAGAAACTCCAATTGCAGAAGAAGTTCAAGCAGTAGTTGAGGCACCTGCATATGAGGCACCTGAAGAAGTTCAGGCACTTGGCGCAGTAGAAGAGGGAGTTATTGGAGCAACAACAGCACCAAAGGCATCCCCAAAAAAGAAGAGTGCAAAGGCTACTGAAGTTAAAGAAAAAGTAGCAATTTACTCAACAAAAAATGTTACATGGTCAGAAGTAGGCAAGGTTTACCGTGGCTATAATATAGTTGAAAAAAATGCAGCAGAAAAATGGCTTACTCGTTCACACATTCGCATAGCAACCCCAGAAGAGGTCGCTAAGGAATTCGGGAAGTAATTCATGGAAATATTGAGAGTTCCGCCATATGAAACAATTGCAGTAAACTTTGTTGTACCATCAGGGTATAACGATGTAGACATCTATGCAAGAGTTACAGATATGGCGGATCTTTCAGTACAAGATATAGAGTTTTTAGATTCATCTACAGGAGATAATTTAGAAATTTCTCTTCCTGGAAAATATGACAATAATTATAGAGTAGAACTTTTTAAAATTGTTAGCAATACAGAAGTTTTAATCTACGAAGAGTTTTATGAACTAATTAGGCCATACGTAGATCCAAATACATTAGGAACAACTGCATCTGAAATTGCTGAATACACAAAATTAGAATTAGTTGCAAGATCAATAATTGACACATTTGTACCAGAAGGATTTTATAATAAAAAAGTAACAGTAGTTGGAACTGGAAATGGTTCAGATTACTTCCCACTATGGGAAAAAGTTTACAGAGTGTTTAAAGTATATGAGAATAACGAACTAGTTTATGACAGATCGACTCCAGATACAAATAAATATGAGTATGTAATTACAGCAGATAAAACTGCAATTCAAAAAATTTATGCTGGACAAATGAACAGATACGAATCAACTGCCCCAAACCTTCCAATAGGAAGAGGAGATCTTGGATACTATGGATATGAGGGTGTTGGCTTTCCTCAAGGATACGACTACACATTTGTTGTTGACTATGGGTATATTACAGTTCCAGCAGACATTGAGTATGCACAAAAACTTTTAATAGAAGACTTAAAGTGTGGAAAGTTAGATTACTACAAAAGATATGTAACGGCCTACAACACTGATCAATTTAAAATTCAGTTTGACAAAACAATGTTTGACGGTACTGGCAATTTCTTGGTAGATAAAATACTAGAAAAATATGTTAAGACCATTGTAAAGCCAGGGATAATTTAATGATATGCGAAGAGCCAGATTTTATATTTCCAATGCAAGCGGACATTTATTATCCAAATGTTGAGCAAGGCACATATGGAAATGTTAAAAAAACATGGATTTTAGATAAAACTATTGCTGCTAATTTTAATGCTGCAGGAACAGCAGGGAATGAAGAAGTAAAGCCAAATGTAAATATTACACAAAAAACAACTCTTATTGGTAGAGTAAAAACAGACATAAGAATTTCAAGTTTAGATGCTCCTCATTCAATAACTAACATTATTTTAACAAACGTTCGTGATAAAAATTGTAATTATATTTATACAGAAACAGCAGGACCACGAGCAGGAAAATCTACAATCTTTGAAATTGCAACACAAGAACCATTTGTAGGACCCTTCGGTGGCATTGAGTATTACAATTTAGTAGTACGTAGATCTGAAAATCAGGCGGTAGATGTATGAGAGTAAAATTTGACGACAAGGCATTTATTAAAGACATGGACAATATTATTAAATATTCTTATGGATTTCTTGAAGGAGTTCAAACAGGTAAGCGCAAACTTTATGAAAGACTTGGACCAGAAATTGTAGAACTTGCTTCACAGTATGTTGATGTAAATGCAAGAGTAACACCAGAACTGCTTCACCATATATATGAATGGGGTAAGTCAGGAAGTCCAAAAGCAAGATTGTTTGACATAGATTACAAAATAAACAATCTTGGAATAACATTTAGTACAGCATTAAAACAGTCATCTTCTATTAAAGATGGATCTAATGTGCCATTTTATGATAAAGCAACAATAATGGAAAAGGGTGTTTCTGTAACTATTCTTCCTAAAAAGGCTAATGCACTTAGGTTTGAAATAAATGGTGAAGAGTTTTATTCTAAAGATGGTGTCGTAGTTGATAGTCCTGGAGGACAGACTAAGGGCCAGTTTGAAAAAGTTATAGATGAGTTTTTTGGAATATATTTTAAGCAATCATTTTTAAGATCAAGTGGATTACAAGATCACTTTAAAAAACCACAAGTGTTTAAGAAAAATATTAAAGCGGGTAAAAGAGGTGGAAGAAGTCTTGGCAGAAAAATCGGTCATGACTGGGTAGCAAATGCAGGGGCTGTATCATAATGGCAGAATCAACATCAACATTTAATACTCCAGTTTTATGGATTAATAAATATCTTCAGGAAAAAATTATTGAATTAGCAGAAGTTCCAATGCCATTTTTTCCTTCTAGGCCAACATCTATAGACGAGTTAACCGAACAATGGATTGTAGTAAATGATGAAAGATATTCGTATGCTGGTGTTATGGCAACATGGGATAGACTTGTTCGTATGCGTAGGTCATCTTTTCCACACATAAAGCAAGAGCAACTTCTTTATTATTTTTACGCAACAGCAGAAGGTGTCACAGAGCAAATGATTCGTGTTCAAGAAGCAGTATTGCGCTTGATGGATCGTGAAGATGAAACGGCAGAAGAGATTAATAAGTGGGCAAAGTCCAAAGGTCAAATAGACGGAATGGACTGCAAGTTCTTCTTCCACAGATTTAGAGTATATCAACTTGAAGAAGTAAGAGATATTATTGACTTTGGCACAGCCCGTACCTATGGCGGTAACAAGATAATCATTGATTTTGAGTATCACCAAGACACAAGTATTGTATAAAAGGGTTGTATAATTACAGATGAGGAAACAAGCCCTTTAATCTATAAAGAAAAAAGAGGTGAAATATATGGCATATACACGTGGTAGTTCAAACGATATTATCGTTGGAGCAGCAGCACTCTTCACATATGAAGAAGGCGCACTTGCAGACGCAGACATGCCAGCATACGTAACAGGCGACTCATACAAGGATACCCTTGCAGATGACGCAGACTTCCGTAATGTTGGATATACAATGAATGGTTTGGAAATTCAATTCCAACCAGATTTCGGCGAGGTAGCAGTAGACCAGGTACTTGACGTTGCTAAGTTATTTAAGCAAGGCATGCAGGTAAACCTAAATACTACATTCGCAGAATCAACACTAGAAAATCTTCTATTTTCCTTAGCAGGAAAAGGAACTGATCTAGAAATAGTTTCAACAAACCCAACCCTTAGACTTTCAGCAGGTGACATCGGAGATGTCCCAGTTGAGCGTGGTTTAGTAGCAGTTGGTCCAGGAACTGGAGACGCTTCCATTACTGCTGAGCGTATCTATGTTGCATACCGTGCACTTTCAATTGAAAATGTTACAGTAGCAGCAAAGCGTGACGAAGCAACAATGTTCGAAGTATCATTCCGCCTTCTTCCAAATGATAACGCATCATACGGAAAGATCGTAGATCGTACTTACGTACCAGCGTAATACAACTTAATATATGAGAGGCTCAATCCTTCGGGGTTGGGCCTTTCTGTTTGGTATACTATATAAATGGCTACAGAAGTATATCAGAGTGATTATTTAACTCTTATAGATGGTACAGAGTTATTTATTACACCATTAAAAATAAAATATCTAAGACAGTTTATGGTTGCTTTTGAGTATGTGAAATTAGCAAAAAATGATGATGAAGCAATTGATGCTTTAGTTGAGTGTGCCCGAATATGCATGAAACAATATTATCCAAAAATTTCATTATCAAAAGAATTAGTTGAAGACAATTTTACATTAAAAGATATTTATCACCTTTTAGATATTGCAGCAGGAATTAAGGTAAATGAAAAATCTAAAGAGCCAGTAAAAAAACAAGCAACGGATAGTGGATCAACTTGGGAAACACTAGACTTAGCAAAACTTGAGTCAGAAGCGTTTTTGCTTGGTATTTGGAAAGACTATGAAGAATTAGAAGAATCTATGTCTATGCCAGAAATAACGTCAACTCTATCTGTTAAAAGAGAGTTAGATTATGCAGAAAAAAAATTCCTTGCAGCAATGCAAGGTGTAGATCTAGATAAACAATCTGGAAAACAAGATGAGTGGGAGGCCATGAAAGCAAGGGTATATAGCAAAGGAGCAACTCAAAACCCTAATGATATACTTGCATTACAAGGACAAAACGCTGCAAATAAAGGTTTTGGAATTGGTATGGGTCTAACCTATGAAAAAATTGACTAGTTTAATAGACTAGTTTGTGATATAATAAACTAACTAAACCAGGGGGAATAATGGCTGAAAAAGCAAATAGAAAGACAGTTACACTAGTAGACGGAACCACATTACAGGTTCAACCACTAAAGATTTCACTACTTCGTCCATTTGTAAAACGATTTAGCGATCTAGCACTTGTTGCAGATGATAACGACAAGTCAATGGACGTATTGCTTGACTGCGTACAAATCGCAATGAAACAATACAAACCAGAACTTTCAGAAAATAAGGAATCACTAGAAGACCTTCTAGACCTTCCAACAGTATACGAGATCATTGAAGCCGCATCAGGAAGCGATGTTGCCACAAACAATAATCTTATTGCAACAATCAGCAAGTAGTTTGTAGGGGGAGGTGTTATGAAAATTGTCAGACGTAAATGCTAATATAGGCATAAATTTTAATACGGCTGACGCCTTAGCACAACTAAGAACACTTCAGGCTGGTTTAAGCAAGTTTCATCAAACGCTTGCCCAGGGAAACCTTGCAGCAACAAATGCACAAAAAGGTCTTAATGCACAACTTATCCAGTCAGTTAATGCAACTGGAAAGTTTGCTGCATCTCAAGCAAAAGTAGCAACAAGTACTCAATCATTTACATCTGCTCTTGAAAAAAATAAGTTAAGCATGGGCCAGTACTTTAGGTACACGGCTGCTGCTGCTACGGCAAACACAAAATCACTAACCAACATGTTTGCTCAAGAACGAGAAATTATTAACCGTGCACGTAGAGACAGAGTAAAAGCCTTACAGACACAATACATTCAATTGCAAAAAGCAAATGGTGGTTTTGCTGATGCAATAAGAATTATGCCAAAAACTTTAATGATGGCAAACGGCCAATTTACCGAACTTGGAACAAGAATTCAATATGCTGCACAAAGACAGCAATTCCTAAATCAGTTGCTTAAACAAGGATCAACACAACTTCTAAACTTTGGTAAAAACACTCAGTGGGCTGGTCGCCAGTTAATGGTTGGACTTACAATCCCTCTAGGAATGCTTGCTTCATATGCTGCAAGAGCATTTAAAGAAATGGAAGCAGCAACAATAAAGTTCCAACGTGTATATGGAGATGCCTTTACTGATAATGCAACAACAGACATAGCAGTTGAAAATATTAAACGAATTGGTATGGAATATACTAAATTTGGTATTGCAGTTAAAGATACAATGGAAATGGCAGCAACCGCTGCAGCAGCAGGCTTTCAAGGAGCAGCACTTGACGCACAGGTAAAAGAGGCAAACAAACTTGCAGTTCTTGGACAGGTAGAACAACAGCAAGCACTAGAAACAACTATATCTTTACAAAATGCATTTGGACTGTCAACAGAAGATCTTGCAAAGAAAATTGATTTCCTTAACGCAGTTGAAAACCAGACTGTTCTTTCTATTGAAGATTTAACAATTGCAATTCCTAAAGCAGCACCAGTTGTAAGACAACTTGGTGGAGATGTAGAAGACCTTGCCTTTTTTATGACTGCTATGAAAGAAGGCGGAATTAATGCATCAGAAGGTGCTAACGCATTAAAGTCTGGTCTTGCATCTATGATTAACCCAACAAAGAAAACATCTGAAATGCTTGCAGCAATGGGCATAAATATCAAGGGTATTGTAGAAGGAAATGCTGGAGATCTAAAAGGAACCGTAGTAGGATTAGCAAGAGCCCTAGATGAGTTAGACCCACTAAACCGTGCAAGAGCAATTGAGCAATTGTTTGGTAAGTTCCAGTTTTCAAGAATATCAACATTATTTCAAAACGTAGTAAAAGAAGGAAGCCAAGCCTCAAGAGCCCTTCAACTATCTGGTGCTTCACTTGAAGAGTTAGCCATTATTTCTGAGCGAGAAATGGGAAAGATTGAAGATTCAGTTGGAGTTAAGTTTCAAGCAGCAGTAGAACAATTTAAACAAACTATTATGCCAATAGGAAAACAATTCTTACAAGCATTAACACCAGTTGTTGAATTTATTGGTAAACTATTTGAAAAGTTTAATAACTTATCTGATGGAACTAAAAAGTTTGTAACAATTCTTACAGCAGTCGTTGCTGGAATTGGTCCAATATTCTTGATGACATTTGGTTTGCTTGCAAACGGTCTTGCAAATTTAATTAAGTTATTTGCATTAATTAGAGGTGGAATGGCAAAATTAAATGGTCAAAATAAAGTTTTAGGTGGGGGCTTTGATTATTTAACACAACAAGAAATTGAAAACCTATCATCATCTAATGCGTTACATGGTGCACATTCAAAACTTATTCAGGTATTTAATGTTGAAAGCATTGCACTTCAAAAATTAGCAAACTCATATGCAAATGCAGGATCACAAGCCAGAGCCCTTGCAGCATCTTCTCCTGGACTATTTGCATCACCAGGCGCTGCTGCAGCAGTTTCAAAATTACCTGGTGGACAAGGTAGACCAGTTAAACGATATGCAAAAGGAGTATTGCAAGTACCTGGTCCAAAAGGTGCGGGAGATGTACAGGCAGCATTTCTTGCTCCAGGAGAAGCAGTTTTACCAGCAGATGTAACCGCAAAAAATATTGATTTCTTACATGCAATGATGGCTGGAAAGACTCCTGGATATATGGCAGGTTCTATTCCAGAACTATCTCCAGCAGCAAAGAGTCAGTCACAAGTTGAAATGCAAAAGTTCTTTGATTGGGCAGATGATCAAATAAAATCTTCAAACCTAGCCCCACAACTTAAAGGACGATGGAAGAAGTCAGCAGGTCCAGCATTTAGACAAAGTTTAATGGAAAAGATGATTTATGATCCAAGCAGCAAAACATTCTGGACAAACATGGGTGGAACAAATGGAGTCAACCTTGAGCGAATGCAAGAAAGATTTAATTACAGATTTGGAATTGCACCTGATCCACAAACTGGTAAATATGCAAGATCAAACCTATTTAATATTAGTAAATTTTTAAATAACGTTACATCTGGTGGTCAGTCAAAACGTGCTGGAGATATTTCTGCTAATAACCCAAAGGCTAAAAAAGTTTGGGATGAAATAAAAGTAGCAGCATCAAACCCTGCTGGCATTAAGTCAGATAAAACAATTAGAAAGTATACAGATTTCCTTGCTAACATGAAAGACGGATTAGGAAATGACACACAATTAGCAAAAGATTTAAAGTCTAACTCTCCATTAACAAGAAAAACTGCAATGGAATCGGTTGATAAAATGTTTAAACTTGATGCGTCCCATGCTCAAGCAGTAAAAGTATATGATAGTTTAGAAGATGCACAATCAGGAAAATCAAGACCAGCATCAAAAAATGAAAAATATTCTCTTGGTCAAATAGGTCCAGATTACAGAGTTGTAAATGAATTTGTTAAAACAAATGACCCAGGAAATAAATCTAGATTTGAAAAAATATTAGAATGGAATAATAAAAGTGGAAACCCGCTTGCAATTGATGCTACACAAAACAAAAATCTCCAGTCTGCAATTCAATCAATTATTAAACAGGGAAATCATCCATTCGACCCACAAAATCAAAAACATGTAAAGGCTCTTGCAGAACTTGAAATAAAAGCAAGAGATTTAATGACAGTCAATCCATCTAAAGCAAAAGGCTTGTCGTTTTTAAGCAAGTCCCCTAGTGCATATATAAATGCAAGACTTACAGACAACATAATGTCTGATAGAATTTCAGACTCTAATTGGTTTAAGAAGATGAATGAAAATAAGATGTTTATGAACACATCTGTTCTTGATGATCAAGGTAGACCAGTAAGAGGCGGACTCGAAACAGTTAGAAAATCTGAGTATTACTTTGATTCAAAGACTGGTAGATTTATACCTTACACTGGACAAAACACTTCTGCTGTTGCAACTGGTAGAGTAACTGGCAAAGGAACAGAAACAAGAACTCCAGACGTTAATAAAACTGGAGGGCAGCCAACAGCAACAAGATCTCAGGCAACAGCCTTTGCTGCAAGGCGTGATGCTGGTGACCCAAGATTCCAGGGACTTGGAACTGAGTCTCCACTAAGCAAGAATGCACAAGGAAGAATTACAAATGCTATGCAGGAGCAGGCACGTTTATTAAAACTAAGAAACAACTTATCATCAAGAGAAATAGAACAAGCGCTATCTCAATACAGAAGAAGACTTGTAGTTGCAGAAACAGAAAAAGCAAACGCTCTAATACAAAAACAAACAATGCGTGAGCAGGCAAAAATTGATTCTGAAAGAGTTGTAAATTCTAGGGCTATAGCAAAGCAAGAACGAGCACAAAGACGAATGGCTCTTCAGGAAAAAGTTGGAAGATACTCTGGAGGAGCATCTGCAGCAATGGGTGGAGTTGCTATGGGTGCGATGATGATGGGAGCAGACTCTAAGGTCACTGGTGGCCTATTTGGGGCCTCTGCACTGGCTGGTATGGCTCCAATGCTAACAAACCCATATATTGCTGCAGGAACGGCTGTAGTGGCTTTGGCTGGATCTTTATGGATGCTTGACAAATCTGCCAAAAAAGCAGCAGAAGCACAATCAAAATTAGTTGATTCAACTTCGGCAACAAGTGAAAAAATGAAGTCTATTGGAGAACTTACTGGTAAGGTTGGTGCTTCAGAAATATATGCACGTAGACGTTCAACCTCAGTATCAGACAGATACACAACTGGGTTTGAAAGAGGAAAGCAACAGTTTGGTTCTACATTCTTAGAAAGCGAAACTGGAAAAGGTGTAATGTCTGGATTTACAGAAAGCATGAAATCTGGAACAGATATTGCTGCCAAACAAATGGCACTACAACTTTCTGCTTACGTTTCAGATGGAATAATGACAGCAGAACAAGCGCATAGTGTTGCAAAACAAATTGGAATTAACTTAAACAATCAAACACTTACTTCTCAAATAAGTGGGCAGTTGTTAGATCTTATAGGTCCATCTGGAGAAGACTTACTAAAAAATCCATTAGAAATAAGAGTAAGACTAGTCGAAGAGCAAAGAGGTCTTTCTAAACAAATTGGATCTATGTTTAAAAAAGAAATGGCAAATCCAACTGATGAGTTTACAGATTTTACTGCAAATGATAATGCAAAAAAGATGGCAGGACAGGTGGCTGCATACGGTGCACAAAACCTAGAATTTAATCAAGCACAAATTGATTCACTAAATGTTCAATATGATAAAGAACTAAAGATACTTGAAACTCAAAAAGCGGCAACTACAGACGCTGCAAAAAGAAAATTAATAGATGATCAAATTGTTGCTTTAGAAAATAAAAGAGAAGCAAGCGTTCAGACTTTAAGAAAAGCAAACAGTGAAATACTTAAAGATCAAATTGCTGCATTTAGGATTGCACAAGAAAAAAGTAATGTAGAAAATGCATTCTTTGATTCTCTTAAAGATCAGGTAAGAACAAAATATAAGGGTACAGCCCAAGAAGCGTTTGTTGATCCATTACTGAAGTCCACTGCAGATCTAAAGAGCAAAGAACTAGAGGTTAAGATAAATACAATAGTTGCATCTGGACAAATGCCTCCTGCAACAGCAACCACATTATTAGATATGTTTTCTGGAGATGAAGCAGAACTAAATAAATTTATTAACATAACAGCAAAATTACAAGATCCAGGAAAAGTTTCTGAACTGGTAAACTCGCTTGGTGGAATAAAAAATAAAAAAGTTGTAAAAGCAATACTTACAAAAATTTCTTCAACAAATCCAAAAGAAGCAGACAAGTTAATGTCAACAATTGCTCTTATGCAAAAGATGGCTGGTAAAGAAATTAATATTGAGGCATTCTTTGAACAAAAAGACGCTATGGCACAACTGCAAGCATTGCAGACAAAACTTGAAGAAGTTGAAGGTATGCCAAATCCAATTACAAAAGAAGCAATTGCTCTTATAAATACAGATGGAAACTCATCAACACAAGATATGACAGCACTTCTTGCAGTTTGGGATAAATGGGGAAATCTGCCAGATGAAACTAAAAAGACAGTTATACAAGAATACATAACTCTTTACAAAACAATTGATGATGAGTCGGCACTTGCAAGCATAAAGGCCAGAAACCCAAGAGCAAGAAAAATTACACAAGCACAAATTAATGCTGAAAAAGGAAGAATTGCAGCCGAAGAAACTATGCAAGCAACAAAGCAAGACATTGCATCTGCAAAAGTTGGTAAGTCTCAAGACGGTCTTTCTGATGGTTCAAAAAAGGCTGACCCACTAGACTTCCTTGACTCACTTGCAATGAGAATTAAAAATGTTCGTAATGCAGCCTTTGATGCAACAGCCCCACTAAAATCTATGATTGCAGCATTTAGCGGAAAACAGGCTCAAAAAGATGCTTCAAAGATGTTTTCTTTATTTGATGGCTTACAACAAAAAATGGTTAAACTTGGTGTTCCAAAAGAATTTAGAGATATGATTTCTGGAATGAATGCAGATGATTTTAATAAGTTTGCATCATTGCCAAAGGGCAAAAATATGTTTACTTATGAAAATAATAAACCAAAAACAAAAGCAAACATTACTGGATTAACAAAAGAAGGCCAGGCTGTTATGCAAACATACCGTGAAGCAGTAATTGGAGAATTCAATGTTGCACAAAAAGAAGTTTTAGAAACAACAAAAAATCAAGATGAAGCATTTAAAATTCTTATTGCTTCTGGAATGAGCACATCCGATGCACTAAAAACTGTAGAAGATTCTGCAGTAGCAGCAGGCATTGCATCAGGTGCACTTGGCAAAAATGGTTCTGAAGAAATGAAAAAATTTATTGCAGATATTCAGGCAGCATCTGACGAAACATCAAGACTTAACGCACTAACAAAAGCAAGGCAATCAAACTCAGATTTTGCTATTTCAAAAAATGCTCCAGGACTAGCAAAATCTATGAAGGAAGCGGGATACAGTGCTGATCAAATTAATGAGGCCTTGTCAGATCCTGATATTGCAAAGGAATTAATTAAAGATCTTAAAGATGGAAAAATTGAAGCAGGAGATATAAAAGATTACATTGATTCAATAGCAGAAAAGAAATCAATTGATATTCGTGTAAAACTTGCAATGGGAGATTTTGCAGGGGCAGCAGAAGAAGGCAGACAACTAGTAAATGAAATGTTTTCTGTACAAGAAGCACTAATTACAACTGGCCCACTTGGACAACAATTAGACGCAAATAATCAAAAGATTGCAGATTACCAGACAGAACTACTTCCATTCCAAAAACAAATTGATGGTATTAATCAGTCAATATCTGATGCCCAAAGAAACATTGAGATCGCATATACAAGACCAATAGGGGCCCTTCAAACTGAAATAGAATCATTAGATAGACAACTTGACACAAGTCCAATATTTGGAAATCGGGCAATAAAAACAATTCAGGATGAAAACATAATTTATGGAAATGATCTTGCTATTATTTCTCATCAAGCAGATGCTGTTAATAAATCTTATGACGAACAAGTAAAAAACCTCAATGAGGTAAAGGCAATTAATGATCAAATAATTGCTCAACAAGGTAGACAACTTGGTCTTGCTGATGCACTAACTCAAGGTGATATTGCTGCAGCAGCAAAGGCTGCACAGGAAATGAGACAGGCAAATGCTGATCAATATGCTACATCGCAAATTGATGTTATTGAACAAGCAAGGCAAAATGCTTTAGGAAATCTAAAGGGGCCACAGTCTGGTTTGACACAAATTCAAATTCAAGAAAAACAATATCAAAATGCTCAAAAACTTTATGCAATGGAAAATGATCCAGCAAGGCTTAAAATAATTGCAGACATTCAAAAGAAGCAAGATGAAATTTATAACTTGCAACAACTTCAAAATGTAGAACTTGCTAAAATTAAAACAAAAGAAGATGAAATTTACAATATTGAAAATACCAAGATTCGTCCAATTCAAACAAACATAGATGCACTAACATACCAAAACACTGTTTTACAAACTCAAATAGATAAACAAGTTTCCTCATTAAAAGTAATGGGACAAACTCGTGGAGAATGGGATTTAACATTTGCAAAGATTGATGCATCTGCACTTGCATCAAAGAATTTAGATACAGCATTTGGTGCACTATTAACATCTGCAGCAGCAATTGATAAGATGTGGACGTCAATTTTATCAAAGATTCAAGCGTATGCTGCAGGAGTTCCAGCAAGTGTTACAGCACAGCAACAAAGTATTACAGCGCCAGTTACTAAAACAGATACACCACCACAAACAGGTACAGCGGCTACTGGGACTGCAGGGTCTGCAAAAACAACTGGCACACCATTTGGACAAGCAAGTTCAACTGTAACGGTTAAATCTGGTAATACCCTAAGTGGAATCGCAGCAACTGCAAGAGTAAAACTTGCAGATGTTATTAAGGCTAATCCACAAATTTCAAATCCAAACTTAATTAGACCAGGACAAGTTATAAAAATACCATCTTCTGCATTATATAGAGCAAAAGGTGGTATTGTTCCTAATTACTTTACAGCAGGAGGATTTGCAAGAGGAACGGATACTGTTCCAGCAATGTTAACTCCAGGAGAATTTGTTATGAGCAAATATGCTGTAGACTCTTACGGAGTAGATAGAATGAAAGCAATTAATTCTGGATCAGACAAATCATCTTCAGTGTATAATTATGAGTTAGTAGTAAATGTTAAATCAGACGCCAATGCAAATGATATTGCAAACACAGTAATGGCTAAGATTAAGCAGGTAGACAATATGAGATTAAAGGGGAATAGATTTTAATGGCCACAAATCCTAATGCTGTTCCATATATGGCGGGTAGAAAGAAATATGGAAGACCACAAGCAATGCTTTGGTCAGAAAACTCTGGAACCCTATCTAATGGCCTATACGTTCCAAATGGTTATGAAATAGGTGCAGAGATAGGAACACAAGTAGATAATGAGTCATTAAACCAATTTTTAATATTATCTGATGATAATAGATCAGAAATAGCCATAGACCAAGATAGAATTGAAAAACGTGAAAGAATGATTAATGGAAGGATGAGGTCTTATCATATCGCTGATAAACTAACAATTTCTACATCTTGGAACATGTTGCCATCACGAGCATATGCCTTATCACCAGACTTTAATTCATCAAATGGTTTATCTAATTACAATGACTCTTATGGAAAACCTACAGGCGCAGATAGTCAGTATACTTCTGACGGAGGCGCAGGCGGAGTCGAAATGCTTGACTGGTATGAAAACCATAAAGGTTCATTTTGGGTTTATCTTGCATATGATAAGTATTCTAATTTTGGCAAGAATGATGCAGCATACGGTCATTTGTCACAATACAATCAAGTAATTGAAATGTTCTTTTCTTCATTTCAATATACTGTTGTTAAGCGTGGAAACTCAAACTATGATTTTTGGAATGTCTCAGTAACACTGGAAGAAGCGTAGTATGTTTCAGAATGATGAATTAAAAAATCACCTGGAAACTTCTTCAGTAATTAGAACACAATCAGCAGTTATTGCTGAGTGGAATATGAATATTCCCAATAATATTAAAAAGATTGGCAACTACAGATATAGGCCAGCAGAACCAGCATCTATTTATAACAGTTTAATAAATAGTTTTGACATGAACGAAAATGAATTTTCTGCTGTTAAATTTTATCATGGTGCAACTGATGCTGATATTAGTTTAGACGGTGGTGTTGATGATTTAAATCAACCAATTACTCTAACTCCAAAGAAAGACAAAGTAAAACTTTTTTATTCTTTAGAAAATTGTTTTTCTAAGTTTAGACCTAGATCTGGTATTAATAAGGCTAAATATTTAAGAAACTCATACATACACCATACCAATACTAACATGGCCGATAGACCAAGATATTACATGCCAGATAAAGATGACTACTTTAAATATTGGACATCTTATAGAACAGAAGAGGGCATTGAGTATGGAATATCAAACAAAGTAATAAACGGTCAGCACTATATTTCAGATGCAGCCCCTTTTGTTGTTTATGAAAATAAAGTTCCTACAAATCGTGTAATTGTAAAGATGCAAACCCATATTGGATCTGTTGATCTTGGTCCATTTTCAAAGTCAAGCGGATCTTTTTTAGATCCATTTTATGGGGACTTTAACAAAAGAACTCCTGTTAGTTGGAAGATCCAATCATTAAAAGATAATAATTGGATAGACATAAAATCATTCAATGCATCAACAACAAGAAGAGATGGAACACCATTAATCTCAGAAGATGGCTACTTAGAGTTATCTTATGGATTGATAGTTCCAAACAGATATAGAGATGTTTTTATAAAATCAGAAGAGTATTCATCTACTAACTTTCTTCCAGAAAAAAGCATTAATGGTTATGCATATTTAATTAAGGAAAATGATTTAGATCTTGGTGTTTATCATATATGGTTTGAAAATAGATATGAAACCTTTATACCAACTTATGGTTGGGATGTTGCAGATGAATCGGTAGATAGACTTACAAATTTTGTTACAGATTTAACATCACCAATAATATACTCAAGTCCTACTGATGGTAAAAATGTTTACAGAGAATTTGAATACATTGAAGGGCTTCGAGTTGTTGTAGAAACAATGACAAAATCAGACTCAACTTTTGACTTAATCGAGTTATCTCCAAGACTAGTTGTAGATCTTTCAGATAAAACTGTTGACTTTTCAATTACAAAGACTGCATCTGATCTTGGCTTGTCAGGTCTTCCAGTTGGTCAATTACTTGCATCAAACGGTACGCTAAATTTGTTTGATTATGATCAAGCATTTAATATTAATAATAATTCAAGCATAGTAAAAAACTATATAAGTAAAAATATTCAAATTAAATTTTATGAAATTATTATTAATGTAAATGGTAATGACTATTTTGTACCAATTAAAACAATGTACACAGAAGGTTTCCCTGAAGTTGATAATGAAAATAGACAGGTATCTTTAAAATTGAGAGATATGTTTTTTTATTTTGAATCAATAACTGCTCCACAAACTCTTGCAACTAGTGCATCTCTTAGTTATGCAGTTGCTATGATTCTTGATTCTATTGGTTTTTCTAACTACATTTTTAAGAGAACACCAGGAGAGCCTGATCCGATAATTCCATACTTCTTTATATCTCCAGATACAACAGTCGCAGAAGTTTTAAATGAACTTGCTGTATCAACTCAAACAGCAATGTTTTTTGATGAATACAATAATTTTGTTATGATGAGCAAAAACTATATTCTTCCAACTGTAGACGAAAGAGTTACAGATTTTGAGTTATACGGATCTAAAGATTTTATCAAAGATGGAGTGTTACAAAACAAGGCAAGTAAAAATAAACTGGCAAACATAATATCTGTTTCTTCTCAAAATAATGATATTTTTAATGACGGCAGTATTAATTATAAAACAAGGTACATACAAAAAACATACGGATCTCTTAAGCAAGCAAGCCTTATAGACCAAGAAAAAACATGGATTTACAAGCCAGTACTTTTATGGGAGGTAACTGGTGATCAAAATGCAAAATCGGCTAATGATCAATCAAACAATCAATCCAGTTATACTCTTGCAGCAATTCCTCTTAATTCAAATTTGTCTACCACTGTCCCATATGTTGCAAACAATACTTTGCTTAACAACGTGATGGATCTTGGAGAAGGAATTTACTGGCTATCTAGATATAATGGATACTTTTATTCAAATGGAGAAGTTATTAAGTTTGATGCAGTAGAATATAGCATAACTGGATATGGCAATGTTTGGATTAACAACGTACTTGAATATCAGAATTATTTTTCTAAATTAACTCATAATGGTAAAATATATCCAACTGGCCTAGTAAGAATTTATTCTGTTCCAAATTATCAAAATATTAATGGTATTACAAAACTTAAAAATGGCCCAGTCGCAAAACATGGTAGGGGTCAGTTTGGAACACAAATTGTATCGCACAATGCTGGGTTAGACCCTTATTGGACATCAAACGATTCTGTTCGTGGTTGTACTATGAAATCAGAACTATTGTTTAGTCTTGCAGATCAGTCATCTATTGATGCTAAAATAAAAGAATTTACCTTAGACACACAGGCAGCAGGCGTTTCAAACTCATTAGCACAACAATCTGTTAGAACTGGAATTATTAAAAACTTTCTTTCACAATATTATGGAACAGAAACAGATCTTAATAAATTAAAAACAACACAGAGTGGAACTATTCAGTCTTCTGCTTTTATATTAAATGGTCCATCTTTTACAACAACACAGAGTGGTATTGACTTTGTTTCTTATGTACACAAGCCACTAACAAATAAGTTTAAACATTTTGGAACACGAATGAGAATTATTGGTAAAATTGAAAATAATGAAAATCGTGGCCAAACTCCAATTGGCAGCGATACATACTTTGTTGTAACTGGTAATTCACCAGAACAAAATATTAATATTAGCGCAGGTTCTGGCGGTCTAGCAGTAATGTTAAACCCATCAACTAACGTTGGCTACTATTTTGAAATATTAGCACTAACTGAAAACAATGTTAATAGTTATAGTAATTCTGCAGAAAATCTAGACAATGTAATTTTTTACAAAGTAATGAGAGATTCGGTTACATCAAACGCTATTCCAGTAAAATTGTGGGGCGGACTAACAAATATTATTGTTGATGACGGAAAATTTACGGGTCAGTCAAGGATGGTTGGAGAAGAAAATCCAACAGTATATGATATAGCAGTAGAATATCAAGACCTTGGAAACATAAGACGATTTTATCTATACATAAACAACAGGTTAGTATCTACAGTAGATGATACATCTCCACTTCCAATCTATAATAATATGGCTATGTTTGTTCGTGGATCTGCAAGATGTATGTTTGAAAACCTTTATGCACTAACTAATAACTATAGTCAAAACACAACTTTTGCACTAGATACCCCAGTGATGTCAGCAGTTAGCGACCAAGAAATTGATGTAAATGAATCATTTAGAAAGTACGCTATGAGTGGAATAGTTCAGTCAACCTATCTATCAGGAATAAGCGCATCACAACCACCAGAGTATAATATGTACTTTGAAGAGTTTGGTTGTATTATGAGAGAGGCAGCATACTTTAATATCAGATATGATAAAGCATATCCCGCTCTTTATGCAAAACTTTCACCAACATTTAATAAAATAAAAGGATATGTTGTTTCTGGATTTAGAGCAGGTTCATATGGAGCAGAGTTTTTAATTTTTAATTCAACAGATACTGCCATTAGCCTTGACGAAACAACTGGAAATTATTTAAGAATTCAGGGCGTAACATTTACACAAGAATCCCAGCACGAGTTAACTATGGATGAATATTTTAGTAAAAATAGTGATTTTTCAAATCCAGATATTTCAGGTTCAAATTTAATTAAATCTCCAATTAAGTACGACAATGACTTTAAAGATATAAAAGTTAGCAGAATGACATACGGCAAAAAAGATTTTTCATTAGAAACTCCTTATATTCAAACACAGGATGACGCTAATAGTTTAATGGAATGGATTGTTAATAAAGTGATTAAGCCTAGAAGATCTGTAGGCTTAAAAATTTTTGCAACTCCAACCTTACAACTAGGAGATATTGTTACTATTGACTATAAAGATAATGACCTAGTTGATCAAGTTTCTGGTGTTTCAAGTAGGTTTGTAGTATATAATATAGAGTATGCAAAAAACTCAGAAGGTCCAGATATGAATATATATTTGAGTGAGGTATAAGATGGTTGAAGCAACACCAAATCTGCCAATACCTAATGCATCTACTGCATCAGAAGGTGTTCTTGCAGCATCTAAAGATATTTTTGTTATAACAGATGAGTCACTTCCAATAGAAATAATGACTGATCTTGTTTTTGAAGACATAGGTGGGCAAGAAATTATTAATATATCAAGATCAGATATTGTCAGTGGTCAAAATGTTATTTATCAACCAATCAAAAACCTGACATTATTAAACTATCAATACAATCCGCAAAATATTATTTCATTACAAGATACTTTAGAGAGTTATTTTAAAAAATTTCCAATACAACTAGATAAAAAAATACCTACAGTCGGAACTGGTGGAAACAATGAAACAGCATATATTGACTCCGATACGGGAAATTTAATAATAAATGTAGTTAACTTAGAAAAAGATGAGCAAGTAGAGGTACAAATCCTTAATGGTGGGGATATATTTAATGATACAATATATGAGGTGAATTAAATGATTACTAATACTGGAAAAAATATTTTAGCAAAATACCTACTAGGACAGGCTCCAGCCTATGCCTCATATATTGCCCTTGGCTGTGGAGCAAAGCCATTAGCATCAGATGGCGTTCTTGGTGACTATTCTAACAAGGAAAGACTTAATTTTGAAATGTTTCGTGTTCCAATTATTTCTCGTGGTTATGTCTCTGAAGATAATATAACAAAACTTGTTTTTACGGGAGAACTTCCATCAGAAGAAAGATATGAAATAACAGAGGTTGGTATATTTTCTGCGGGATCAAATACTTCTACAGGAGCATATGACAGTAAGTCAATTTATGCATTTACTCAAGATGAGAACTGGGAATATCATACTACAACTACAGCAACATCTATTCCAATAATATACGAACCACTAGATGGAGATTTACAAAACAACGTTATAAATGTATCAAATCGTGTGTTTCAAACAAATGCCGATAATCGTATTTTTACAAATCAAAACAGATATTTAAGATATGAAAGGTGCAGGTTCTTTAATAACATTGTTGTTCTTAGAGGAGACCTGTCAAGCATATCAACTGATATTAATAATCGCCTTGTTATTAATGCTGGATCTGAACACCTTCATTTAACTGGAGCAGAATTAGACTTTAACAGAAATGCTCCAACTGATGAAATTAAATTGGCCTTTACTGTAATCAATAAAAATGGAGAATCTACCGCCGTTCCAGACAATGTAAAAATTATTGTTGAGTTTGCGTCATCAGACATTCATAATTCTGGAGAATGGGCAAGGTTTGAAATAAACTTAAATAATGGAACGGGAGTAGGTCAGCATGACTTTAGTACAAATAGATATGTAGTTGCAACAAAACAATTACAAGAACTGTACAAAAGTTCTGGTTTTACATGGAGTCAAGTTGACGTAGTTAAAATTCTTGCTTCTGTAACAGATAATGGTTCGGTAACAGATAATTTTTATATATGCCTTGATGCAATTAGATTGGAAAACAATAGCACTGCAAATCCACTGTATGGAATGAGTGGTTATTCTATTATTAAAAATATAGGAGCACAGCCTATAATTAAATTAGCAAACACAACAAACTATATTGAGTTTAGGTTTGCTTTGGATGTTCAATAATGGCATTGCCAGATAACGGTATTAAAAAAGTAATAATCCCAAAATCTTCTTTGCCACAGAGATCTGGAGAGAATAAAGACTATGCCTTCAGATTTAGAGTTGTATCAGAAGATAAAAATAGAAGTTCTCACTGGTCAATTAAGTATAACGTTGCTCTTCCAGATGTAACTGTTATAGATTATAGAATTGCGATAGATTCGACAAACGAGGTAGTTACCGCAGTGTGGGTTCCAGAGGCTGGGACAAAGTCTGAATTTGATGTTTATATAAAATGGGATAATGAACCATGGCAGTTTGTTTCTACTGTTTTTACAACAACATATTCTACAGTTATTAAGTCTAGTGCAAATAAGGTACAGATTGCTGTACAAGTACCAACATTTCCAAAACAAAGATATACAGGCTCAACCCTTTTTGAGTCAACACAGGAAAATGTTTGATGGTATAATAGATATATTATGGCAAAACTACCACTACCAGAGCGAGGCCAACCACTAGATGTTTCTTATATCTATCAGTTGGCTACAGCAATAAATGATTTATCTTCACAAATATCTCCAGCAGTATACAAGTATGTAACAATAGACACACAAGGGGTTGGAAAACAAAGTGTAAAGGCTTCTGAGGCTAGAATTATTGGTGGATATGTGAGCGTTGTAAACAGTTCTACACGAAATGCTGGAACAGAAGTTGCGTTTTCTTATGATTTTCCAACTGATTTTAAATATGCACCAATTGCTACTGCAACACCAATTAATATCGGTGGCACAGATGCTGGTAAAAATGTTTCAGTAGTTTTAAAAACCGTTACAACATCTAAAGTTGAAGGAATTGTTAGATTCGGAACAACTGGAGATATGTCTGTTGATGTTAATCTTATTATAATTGGAATTCCAAATTAAGAATGATAAAATGTATAAAATGTACACGGAAAATGTTCATAGACAGACAGTACAGCAAAATTGATCATTTAGAAATTTATTGCATATACTGTGGATCACGCAGATTTTTCCATCCACCTACAGAAACAGCAGAGGGACAATGGCTACTAAAAAAGGAAGTATTGAGAGCGAAGGCTACAATGAGTCCCCTATAATACAGGGGAATAAAAAGGTTTGGTTTCTCAATAAAGATCTTGTTAGAATTTATCATATAAATAGATCCAATGGAATAATGTCTGTTTATAACATTACACAAGATAGAATTGAAAGTTGTTTAGTTAGTGATTTTAAAAATAAAAGAGAAAGAGCATACACCGTTGGCCAGACTGCTGATTTAGTTAATCGTCATAAAAAATATATGCCATCATTAATGAAACGAGGAGTCATTCCTTTTCCAACTGGATCACAGAAAGGTGGAGCAAGAGGATTTCAAGTTAGATCATATTACTCAGAATCACAAGTAAAAGAGATTCGTGATATACTTGCTTCATACCATATTGGTAGACCAAGAAAAGATAATTTAATAACAAACGACATTACACCATCGCAGCAAGAGTTGACACGCAGGATGGGAGACGGTATACTTACATATAGAAGAACTGAAGATGGAAGGTTTATTCCAGTGTGGAATGAGTCTATTTAACGAAGGGTATGAAATGGAAAACGAAGACACAAAGGTATCTGTTACATTAGGATACACACTTAATCTTGGCAACTTTCAATCACTAAGAATTGATCTTGGAATTGTTGATTCACGTAAAAATGGAGAAAATATAAATCAAGCATTTGATCGTGTCTATCAGTTTGTTGAAAACAGACTAACTGAAAAAATTAACGAAGCAAAGGCTGAGATTAACGAATAATGGCCGAACGCAAAGACCGAATGGCTTTGCTTTCAAGATACAGCAAGCATCATACTGCAAAGTATGAAAAAAAGCCATCATTAAATTTAAATGTAGAACAATGGGCTTCAGATGCTCTTATTGAGTCATATGGAATAGGACAGTGCTATGATATTCTTGAGTATTACTTTAACGTTTCTTTGTCTCCTTCTTGGAGTTACTTTGCTTACAATGCGGAAAAAATATTACAAGCAAAATTAGATAAAGATCAAGATAATAAAGAAAGAGCAGAAAGAAGAAGAATGGCAAAGGAGTGGCTAAGTGAATAATACAGAAGCAAAAGTAATTTCAGCAGTCCTAAATGATAAGCAGGTGCATGTACTTCTTCAGGCAAACATCGATAACCTTCTTAGAACTCACAATGATGTTTGGGAGTTTATAAGAAATTATTTTGAGCACAATAGTTCTGTTCCACCAATCAATCTTGTTGTAGATAAATTTAGAGACTTCCAACCAATAGAAGGCGTTGGAGCAACAAAACATCATCTTGAAGAATTGCAAACAGAATATTTAACTGACAGCCTAAAAGATATTTTAAGATCTGCTGCTGGAGATGTTCAGCAGGGCGAAGGTAACAAGGCATTAGATAACCTAATTACACAAACATCAGAATTAAAAAAGAACACGTCTGCAATTCGTGACATTGATGTAACAGATCTAGAATCTGCAGTTGCTTATTTTGAAAATCTTAAAGTACAACAGGCTGCAGGCCATGTTGGTATTAAAACTGGACTACCAGGATTTGATAACTATCTTCCTTCAGGAATCATGCCAGGGCAGTTAGGGGTCTTCCTTGCATATCCAGGTATTGGAAAGTCTTGGCTTGCTCTTTACTTTGCCGTACAGGCCTGGAAACAGGGTAAGACGCCTCTTATAATTTCACTTGAGATGTCAGAAACAGAAGTTCGTAATCGTGTATTTACTATTATGGGTGAAGGTCTTTGGTCCCACAGAAAATTAAGTAACGGAAATGTAGAGTTGGATACCCTTAAGGCTTGGCATGCTAAACATCTACAGGGTAAGCCAGAGTTTCATATTATCTCAAATGATCAAGGTGGAGAAATTAATCCATCAGTTCTTCGTGGAAAGATTGACCAGTATAAGCCAGACTTTGTTATTGTTGACTATCTTCAGTTAATGTCTCCAAATCAAAAATCAGAAAATGAAACGGTACGAATGAAAAACCTTTCAAGAGAACTTAAACTAATGGCTATTGGTGAAGAAGTTCCTATTATTGCTATCTCTTCTGCTACACCAGATGATGCAAATGATTTAACAAGCGTCCCTACTTTAGGACAAACTTCCTGGTCAAGACAGATTGCATATGATGCTGACTGGGTAATTGCACTTGGTCGTGCACAAAATAGCGATGTTATTGAGTGTGCATTTAGAAAGAATCGTAACGGATTTATGGGAGATTTTCTTGTTCAGGTTGATTTTGACAAAGGATACTATAGATATAAAGATTTTGAAGATAAGTCGGTATAATATGTTACATGGCGAACTATCATCACAAACCTATAAAAAGGTTCAATTTAAGTGGAGTAATCTACGATGAGTCAGCAATTGGGCGACTTAAAAATGAATACACTAGACTTATTGAGTCTGAAATGCGTTTATCTGGATATGTGCCTAGACTTGATATTGACATAGATTTTACAATAGACTATAATGAGAAAAAGAAATATTTTGAATTTGAAATAACAATATATGGGATACGTACAGGGAGAAAGCAAAGCGAATGGATAAATGGAATAGACGGAAACAAAGCAATTTATACACTAAAGAACAAATTAAAAGAGTCATCACAGGCTCAGGTATCACAGTCGAATCAGAAATAGATTCTGACTACATAATCTTTTGTCCATTTCATAATAATAATCGTACACCTGCTGGTGAAATTGATAAGTATAACGGAACATTTTTTTGTTTTTCTTGCCATCACGTTGCTAGTCTTGTTGAGTTTGTAATGCACACATCTGGACGAACATATTTTGAGTCGGCTCGTTTTATTAAAAGTAAAGAAACAGAGCAAGATTTAGAGCGTGATATAAATCAAAAACTAGTTTTAAGGCCAGAGTTTGTACCATTTGATGAACTTATATTAAAACGTTTACATAACAACCTGCTTGCATCAGATAGGGCAAAAGATTATTTTAAATATCGTAAAATAGAAAACACATCTTGGACAAAGTTTTCTTTAGGGTATTCAGAAAAACAAGATATGGTAACTGTCCCAGTTCATAGTCCAGATGGCTTGCCAGTTGGGTTTGTTGGCAGATCTATTGAAGGAAAAGAATTTAAGAATACTCCAGGGCTTCCAAAAGCCAAAACATTATTTAATCTAAACCGTATTAAAACTGCAGACAGGGTTTACGTAGTTGAATCATCCTTTGATGCCATAAGGCTTGATCAGGTTGGTCTTCCAGCAGTAGCAACGCTTGGGTCAAATGTATCAAATATACAAATAGAATTGCTTCAAAAATATTTTAATAACATTATTGTTGTTGCTGATAATGATGAGGCAGGAGGAAACATGAAAGATAAGATAATTGAAAAACTTGGATCTCGTGTTTCTGTTATACAACTAAATAAAGAATATAAAGATATTGGTGATATGCCAGATGAAAATATCAAAAAATTGGAAGTTTCATTTGACAAAGACATTACCTCTATGCTAAACTAATATAACAAACAAAGGAGAAATATATGAGCGTAATTAAGGGATTAAAAGATATCAACGCCCTGCTCGAAAAACCAAAATACGAAGGAACAGGACAAAAAGTTCGTTGGGTTAAACTTGCGGATGGGCAATCAGCAAAGGTTCGTTTTGTTGAAGAACTAGACGTTGACTCAGCAAACTATTCAGAGACTCGTGGTCTTTCTGTAGTAGTTTCAGAACACACAAATCCAAAAGATTACAAGCGCAAGGCAGCATGTACTCAGGACTCTGAGGGACGTTGTTTTGGATGCGAAATGGCACGTAAGGAACCAAAGTCAGGTTGGAGAGCACGTTTGCGTTTCTATTGCAACGTTCTAATGAATGACGGACTTGAAGATCCATACATTGCTGTTTGGTCCCAAGGAATTTCTAAACAATCAGCATTTAATAACATTCGTGAATATGCACTTGATACAGGTAGCATTTCAAATCTTGAGTGGAAGTTAAAGCGTAATGGTCAGGGAACTGAAACCAATTACACACTTCTACCTTCAAAGCCAGATGCAGAACCATTTGCATGGGAAGGTTTTGAATTCTTCAACCTAGAAAAGGTTGTTCGTGAGGTTCCATATCCAGAGCAAGAAGCATTCTACTTTGGATTTGACACTCCATCTGTTACCAGCACTAATATCGACTGGTAGTAGATGTCTTACGTAGGCTTACACGTACATACCCATTACTCGTTATTTGACGGGATTGCTACTCCAGAAGAATATGTTGACCGTGCAGTTGAGTTAGGGATGCCAGCAATTGCCATCACTGACCACGGTACTTTATCTGGGCATAGGGAACTGCACCGTATTGCAAAAGCAAAGGGTATTAAGCCTATACTTGGCGTAGAAGGCTATATGTGTAAAGATAGATTTGACACTAGAGATAAGTCTGAAAGAGACGGAGATCTAGATCTAGTCTATAACCATATAGTTCTTCTCGCCAAGAATCAAATTGGTTTAGAGAATTTAAATAAAATTAGTGAAATATCTTGGACAGAAGGATACTTTAAAAAGCCAAGATTTGACTTTGAAATACTTGAAAAGTATTCTGAAGGAATTATTGTAACATCTGCATGCCCAAGTAGTGTGCTAGTTAAAGCACTTGAGAATAATGAATTTGCTGTAGCAAAAGATTATATTGCATGGTTTAAGCGTGTATTCAATGATGACTATTATGTTGAGGTAATGCCACATAACACTTCAGAAATAAACAAACAGTTAATTGCTCTAGCCGATGAGTATAACGTAAAAGTTGTTGTAACACCAGACTGTCATCACAGCCATACAGATCAAAAAGAAATTCAAGAATTTAAATTACTTCTTAATACACATGTAAAAATTGACAAAGAGCATACATTTGAAAAGTCAAAAAAGCAACCAGACATGATGAAGCGCTTAGACTATCTTTATGGCAAAGATCGACAAATTACATTTAACAAGTTTGATATCCATTTACTTTCATATGAAGAGATAAAATCTGCAATGGAGGCTCAGGGGATTGATCGTCCAGACATTTATTCAAACACTTTAGAGGTTGCAGAAAAAATTGGGGACTATGGAATCCAAGAAGGACTAGATTTGTTACCAGCACAATACAAGAATCCAGATAAAGAATTAGCAGAACTTGCCTTTGCTGCTTTAGAAGAAAAAAGATTAAACTCTAACTGGCTTGGTAATGACATCTACGAACAAAGGCTTGATGAAGAGTTGTTTATTATTAGAGATAAAAAGTTTGCACCATACTTTCTTGTTGTAAGCAATATGATTAACTGGGCTAAGAAAGAAGATATTATGGTTGGTCCAGGAAGAGGTTCTTCTGCTGGATCCCTTCTTTGTTATCTATTAGGAATTACTGAGATTGATCCGATTGAGCACGGACTTTTGTTCTTTCGTTTTATTAATCCAGATCGTAATGACTTCCCTGATATTGATACAGATATTCAGGACACTCGTCGTGAAGAAGTAAAAGACTATCTTGTTAGACAGTATCGACACGTTGCTTCTATTGCTACTTTTCTTGAGTTTACAGGAAAAGGAATTGTTAGAGATGTTTCAAGAGTACTTAATATTCCGTTGTCAGATGTTAATAAGGTTTTAAAGACAGTAGACTCATGGGACGACTACTGTACCTCAAAGTCAACAATAGAGTTCCGTGAAAAATATCCAGAAGTAGAAATATACGGAGAGCAACTTCGTGGTCGTATTCGTGGTACAGGAATCCATGCAGCAGGTGTAGTAACAAGTAAAGAACCAATCTTTAGATATGCACCATTAGAAACAAGATCTTCTCCTGGATCGGATGAAAGAATTCCTGTGGTTGGCGTTGATATGGAAGAAGCCGAAAGAATTGGTCTAATTAAAATTGATGCATTGGGTCTTAAAACTTTATCCGTTCTTAAGAATACAATTGATATAATTAAAGAACGAGATGGCAAAAAAATAGATCTTCTTAAGATTAAAATGGATGATGCAAATGTTTACCAGATGCTTTCAGATGGACATACAAAAGGAGTGTTTCAATGTGAAGCAGCACCATATACAAATCTTATTGTTAAGATGGGTGTAAAGAATCTAAATGAACTTGCAGCATCAAATGCTCTTGTTCGTCCAGGTGCAATGAATACTATTGGAAAAGACTATGTTGATCGTAAGCATGGTCGTCAAAACATATCTTACACACACCAAGTCCTAAAAGAATTTACGGAAGACACTTATGGCTGTATTCTTTACCAGGAACAAGTTATGCAAGCATGCGTACACCTTGGCGGTATGTCAATGTCAGAAGCAGATAAAGTTAGAAAAATTATTGGAAAGAAAAAAGATGCTAAAGAGTTTGATCAGTTTAAAGAAAAGTTTGTAGAGGGAGCATCTAAGTTTATTACTCCTAATGCTGCTCGTGATCTATGGCATGACTTTGAGGCTCACGCAGGTTATTCATTTAACAAGTCTCACGCAGTAGCATATTCGACACTATCTTATTGGACTGCATGGCTAAAGTATTATTACCCACTTGAGTTTATGTACTCAGTATTAAAAAATGAAAAGGACAAAGATGCAAGAACTGAATATCTTATTGAAGCAAAAAGAATGGGCATTAGCGTTAAGTTACCTCACATTAACGATTCGGATATTGATTTTAAAATTGAGGGTAAAGGTATTAGGTTTGGACTCAGTGCTATCAAGTTCATATCTGACAAGATTGGCGAAAGATACATATCTGCACGACCATTCAATTCGTACAAAGAACTTGAAGAATTTACATTTACTAAAGGAAACGGAGTAAACAGTCGTGCACTGCAAGCACTAAGAGTAACTGGTGCTGCAACCTTTAATGATAATCCTAGAAATGATCAGGAGATTAAAGAGAACCTGTATGAGTATTTAAATCTTCCAGAGTTTAATATTTCTATACCTTCTCATTATTACGCATTTATTCAGGACATTGTTGACTTTGAAGAAAAGGGATCATACATTTTTATGGGTATGGTAAAATCAATTAAGCGAGGAACAGGATGGTCACGAGTTGAAGTTTTGGACAAAACTGGCAGTGTCGGTATATTTGATGATGAAAATACGACTATTGAGACAGGTCGTTCTTATTTGGTCTTGTGTAATGATAATAGGATTGTGTCTTTCATACCTTCAGACGAGATAAAAGAATCATCTAATGCACTTGTAAAATTTTTAAGTTATAAGCAACTACCATATACAGATGAAGAAATGTTTGTAGTCTCCTTTAAACCAAGAATTACAAAGACAGGAAAGAAGATGGCATCTCTTACGCTTGCTGATACAAGGAGAGACCTTCACTCCATTACTGTATTTCCTACATCATTTGCAAAGGCATATATGAATATTGAAGAAGGAAAGTCATACAAGTTTGATTTTGGAAAAACAAAAGACGGAACAGTCACATTGGAGGATGTACATGTCGGTTAGTATAGAAGAAGCATTAGCACAACTTGATCCCAAGTTGAGAAAGAAATTAGGTAGCGGAGTAGGCGTTAATTATGAATATCAACCTACACCTAGTTTTGGTTTAAACCGTGCCCTAGGAGGTGGTTTGCCTTACGGTAGACAAGTCCTTATATGGGGCTCAAAGTCCTCTGCAAAGTCTTCTATGTGCCTTCAAATGATTGCTTTAGCACAAGCAGAAGGAAAACTTTGTGCATGGATTGATTCAGAGATGTCATACTCAGAGGACTGGGCTAGAACTCTTGGTGTAGATCCAGAAAAACTAATCTACTCACAAGCCAGAACTATTAGTGACATGGTTGATGTAGGTGTTGGCTTAATGAATGCAGGAGTTGACTTAATTGTGGTAGACTCTATTACATCAATGCTTCCTGCAATCTATTTTGAAAAAGATACAGATGAAATGAAGCCTTTAGAAAATACTAAACAGATTGGAGCAGAGTCTCGTGACTTTAGCAATGCATGGAAAATGCTTAACTATGCTAATAATAAAGTTAAGCCTACTTTGCTTGTGCTTATTAGCCAGTCTCGTAATAATATTAATGCTATGTATACTAGTCAGCAGCCTTCTGGTGGTCAGGCTACTAAGTTTTATTCCTCTTGCATTGTTAAACTATTTAGTTCGGAATCAGACAATCAAGCAATTAAAGGCAAGATTCAAGTAGGGGATAAACTTATTGAAGAAAAGGTTGGAAGAACCATTCGTTGGGAGTTGCAGTTTTCTAAAACTTCTCCAGGATTCCAATCTGGTGAATATGATTTTTATTTTAGAGGTGACAACATTGGCCTTGATACAATCGGTGATTTAGTTACTACCGCAGAATTAAATGGTATCGTTGAACGTACAGGTGCTTGGTACATACTTCCTGATGGTACAAAGGTTCAGGGTAAAGAAGCATTCGTCAATCGTGTAAGAGAAGATCTTGATTTACAAGAATCTATTAAGGCAAGATTAATTGTCTAATTACACAGTCTATCCAGGAAAGTGGCCATGCCATACATGCAAAGAAGTTGTTTTAACATTGAGATGTTACGCTGAAACTAAAACTCTTACTTGGATGTGCAAAGAAAAACATTTAACAACGGTTTATCTTGGAAAAAGAAAGAAGAAGGACTTTGACGGAGAAGAGTGAAAGTAAAAGAATAGGTGCTAAACAGCACAAGAACTCAGGGCGTGGGACACACAAGGGTGATGCATCTTGGGAAAATTTTACTGTAGACTTTAAAGAAGTTGGAAAGTCTTTTACTTTAAACAAAGAAGTATGGGCTAAGGCAACAACCGATGCTATAAAAAATGGCAACGATCCAGCAATTGTTGTAGTAATGGGCGAGGGTAACTCTAAAGTTAGACTTGCTGTAATTGAAATGAGCATTTTAGAGCAAATTATAGAGGATGGTGTATAATAGAAATATGAATACAGGATACGAACCAAAAAATAAAATAGTTCCACAAATTATAAAAGGCTTTTTTACTAATGAAGAGGTAGAGGTTTTACTTGCAATAGTAAAGTATCAAAAAAAGGCTAAAGATTTAGATGAGTTTTATGCTCCACTAGTTTTGCCAACTCTGGCACGAATGCAAATAGAAGTAATGTACCCAGATCATATACGAAGAAAACTTGAAGACTTTGCTTCAAAAATGGTTGGCGAAGAAGTATTTATGTACCACAATAGTTATTTAAGTTATAACAAAAAACATAATATGAATGCAAATCCACAATTACCAGTTCATTATGATTCAGATAATTATTTTTCTAAACTGACAATGGACTATCAATTGTATACAAACATTGACTGGCCAATAGTAATTGAAGATGAAAGTTTTAGTCTTGAATATGGAGATCTTCTTGTTTTTTGGGGTGCAGGTCAAGCACACTGGAGAGAACCAGTACTCTTTAAAGAAGGAGACAACACAGAAGTTTTAACTATGCATTTTTCAACAAAAAAAGATTTTGAAGATTTAAATCTTGTTTCTAGATCGCCAGAATTAAGAAAAGAAAGAATTAAAAAATGGAACTCAGATCCAGTATTTGTAAAGTATAAAGAAAATTTTGCCAAAAAAGAAGAGTCTTTGAAAAAAAATATAATAGAATAGTCATAAAATACTTTACAATAATTTAAACAACTACTAGATCGGATAAAAAATTGCAAAACGAAAGCACAACAATTGATATGATAAATGGACTTGCAGAAATTGCAGACTATATGCAGGATGAGGAACTAACTGCAGCGCTTACATTTATTGCTAAAGTTATTATTAAGCCAGATATTCCTTTAAATGTAGCACATGTTGAAATTGTAAGACTTCAAGCAATCGCAGCAAAGATGGCTTTTAAAGCAACCTGGATGGCAAATGTAGACAAGTCAGATCGTGGGAAAAAGAACCTTTATTACACTGCAGCAGAATCACTAAACAATTTAGTGTCTGCACTAAAATATATTACACGCTAATCTGCTATACTTATACTAATAGAAACGAGTAAAAAAATGACAAAAAGTTTATTACAGCAGATTATGGTTAAAAAAGAAGTTCCTCCAGTACATTCAATAGATGTGGCTGGGCTAACTGAGATGATAAAAAATGGCTATACAATTAACAGAATTGACAAACATACGCAAAAGAAAACTTTTGCTCCATCTACAATTGCCTACGGTCATGGAGAATGTCCAAGATACTGGTACCTGGCTTTTGATGGTCAGACATTTGAGGACAATGCAGATGCCTATGGCGCTGCCAATATGACAGCAGGAACTAAATCGCATGAAAGAATTCAATCTGCTATGGGAAATGTTCCAGATTTTTTAATTGATTCAGAATTTACTATTACACACTCTGATCCACCAATTTTTGGCTATGGAGACGTTATGCTTAACTGGCAGGGAGAGCCACTGCTTGGTGAAATTAAAACAGTGATGAACGAAGGTTTTGAATACCGTAAGGCACACATGAAGCCAAAGACTGGTCACCTTATTCAATTGTTAATCTATATGAAAATTTTAAAAAAGGCAAAGGCTGTGTTAATTTATGAAAATAAAAATAATCATGAGTTATTAATTTTGCCAGTAGAAGTAAATGATCACTATCGCAGGTGGGTAGACCAAGCGTTTGATTGGATGAGGACAGTTAGAAAGGCTTGGGTAGATAGGACTCTACCTAAAAAAAATTATAGATCAAATTCTAAGATCTGTAAAAACTGTCCAATTCAAAAAGCGTGTGCGTCAGCAGAGGTAGGGGATATTAAGATTAATTCCTTGGAGCCTTTGAATGACGAAGCATTGTAGTTGGTGTGACACTGAGTTTAACTCAGATATAAGTTATCAAATATATTGCTCTCCAACCTGTAGAGAAGATGCTACAAAACAAAAGATTGCAGAAAGATATATTGCCACTCGTCGACAAAAAAGAAAGGGTAAGGAAAGATCTTGCAAACAATGCGGATCTCAGTTATCTATGTATAATGATGAAAATCTTTGTGTTTTATGTAATGTAAATCCAAACAGTGTTCAAAAAGCACTAAAAGAGATAAAAGGAAAAGGCAATGGTAAAAAATAAGTGGGGTTTAGAAATTATTCCAAAGACCATTTGTTCTATAGATGCTAGTACTAATAGTCTTGCTTTTGCTTTGTTTAACACTCAAGAAAAAATATTGAGCACTGTTGGAAAGATAAACTTTTCTGGAAATGACACATATCAAAAGGTTATGGATGCTGGTCAAAAAGTAAAGGCATTTTTTGATTACTATGGTGGGTTTGAAGCAATAGTAATTGAGCATACTGTATTTATGAATAGTCCTAAAACTGCTGCAGACCTTGCATTAGTTCAAGGTGCTATTCTTGGAGCAGCAGGGCAATCTGGAACAAAGACAATTGGAAAGGTTGCACCAATTACATGGCAAAACTTTATTGGAAACAAAAAGATTTCTAAAGATGAAAAATTATTTATTCGATCACAAAATCCAGGAAAATCAGATTCTTGGCTTAAATCATATGAAAGAGAATTAAGAAAGCAAAGAACTATTAAATTTATTAATGTTCAATATGATAAGGTTATTACGGATAATGATGTAGCAGATGCTTGTGGAATCGGCCACTGGGCAATGCATAACTGGGAGAAGGCGTTTTTATAAAATGGACATTAGAACAGAAGCAATGATAGAGCATCTAGTTTTACAAAATGCTTTAGAGATATCAAGTATTGACAGTAATACTGGAGAAATGTTATATTCTATTACAGACAAACTAAAAGAAGTTAACCCTAAACTGTATGAGCAACTAAGAAAACAATTTGAACAGCAGATGTTTGAATTAATTGATCAAGGTCCCAAGACAATGAATTGGAAAATAAATATATAATGCCAGAGTTAAATGCAAACATACCACCTATAAACTGTTATGTAAGAGGAAATTATTTAAGAAATCATCAAGACAGCCATGATAAATATTTCGAGTGTGTTATTTTTGGTGTTTCAAGTTTAAAGTCTAGAAGTCCACTGTTTCATATTATGATGCCAGATGGTGGATTGTGGTGGAGACTTCCAATTTCTGCCTTCTGTACAGAGCCAGGAGTTCCTGAAGTTGACCTACACAATCTAGTGTTATGGAATTCTTTTAGTCACCACGTTGCCGTAACAAGATTTGAAAATTTAACAAACCTTAGAATGTCTTATATAGATAGAACAAAAACAATGCAGAAAGGAACATACTTATTTACATTGGATTGGCATAACCCAGACACAAATGTTTTAGACGATGGGTACTCTGAAAGCCCTGCAGATCACAAATGTGGTCATGTTATACAAAGAGATGATGGAAATTTTGCCATACAGCCAAACAATAGAGTTCGTGTATATGAGCCATCATTTACTCTTGAAAAAGACTATTTAATTGATAGGATAATTAATGAAAGAAAATACGATGTTGAAAATCAAGATAAGTGGATACTAGAAAACTCTAATAGATTTAATTATGATATTAATGAAAAAGAGGTTGACAAATAAAGCCATGGCTGCTAAACTATATACAAGTGAGTCTTGGCTTCGTAAACGTTACGTTTTAGATAAAAAGACTCCAGAAGACATTGCTAAAGAGTGTGGATGTACAGTGGAAACTATATATGTATACCTTGCAAAATTTAAATTAAGGAAATCTAGACGATGAATAAAAATAAAATTATTTTAGCCTTAGCAATTGTAGGGGCAGTTGGAATTACCTATGCACTATCTACATTAAAAGACTTACCAGACGTATTTGATTGGGAGAATAATGATGAGTGAGAATCTTAACATAACTGTTGATCAAGTTAATAACCCATTACACTATACTTCAGATCCTTCTGGTATTGAATGTATAGAAATAACTCGCCATCGTAATTTTAATATTGGGAATGCTTTTAAATACCTTTGGAGAGCAGGACTTAAAGATGAATCAAAAACAATACAAGACCTTGAAAAAGCAATATTTTACATTAAAGATGAAATTAATAGGCTAGAAGGCAAGCATGTCAACTGAAGAAGATTTAGTAAAACACCTTGATCAGGTAAATAACGTTGTTGAAGAATATTTAAAAGGAAACGACCCAACAGTAATTTCAAAACAACTAGATATTCCAAGACAACGTGTTGTTGCGTATATTGATGAATGGAAAGTTACTGCATCTAATAGTGCTGCTATACGTGCTCGTGCAAAAGAAGCGCTTTCTGGAGCAGACACTCACTATAGCAAACTAATATCAAAATCATATGAGGTTATTGATGAAGCATCAATGACAAACAACCTTAGCGCTAAAACAGCAGCCATCAAACTTGTTATGGATATTGAGTCTAAGCGTATTGATATGTTACAAAAGGCTGGTCTATTAGAAAACAAAGAACTTGCAGATGAAATGTTAGAGATTGAAAATAGGCAAGAGGTTCTTGTTGGAATACTTAGAGATATAGCATCGTCACATCCAGAAGTTCGTGATTTAATTATGCGTAAACTTTCTATGATATCAAAAGAAAACGAAGTTATAACGGTAATTTCAGATGTATGATGAGTTTTTAGAAGTACTTAAAAACAATAACTTTAAAGAAACTCCTGTTGATGCAATTACTTTTGTTGAAGGCAAAGATTTTTTAGGCCAACCACCCCTATCTCAAACTCAATATGACATTATTGAAGCAATGAGTCAAATATATAAAAAAGAAGATTTGATTGATCTAATGGGCCAAGAAGAAGGTTCGAGATATTATAAAAAGTATACAAAGAATGAGGTTATTCTGCAACTTGGCAAGGGATCTGGTAAAGACTTCACCTCTACGGTAGCGTGTGCATATATTGTATACAAACTTCTATGTTTAAAAGACCCAGCAAAATATTTCGGTAAGCCATCTGGAGATGCTATAGATATTATTAACGTTGCTATTAACGCACAACAGGCTAAGAACGTATTTTTTAAAGGTTTTAAAGCAAAGATTGAAAAGTCTCCATGGTTTGCTGGTAAGTATAATCCAAAAGCAGAAAGTATTGAGTTTGATAATGCTATTACTGTTTACTCTGGTCACTCAGAAAGAGAATCACATGAAGGTTTAAACTTGATCCTTGCGGTTCTTGATGAAATTTCTGGTTTTGCAAATCAGGTTGGTACTGGAAATGACCAAGGAAAGACTGCTGAGAATATCTATAAAGCATTTCGTGCTTCAGTAGATTCTCGTTTTCCTGACCTTGGAAAAGTTGCACTACTTTCATTTCCTCGTTACCCTGGAGACTTTATTTCAACACAATATGACAAAGTTATTTTAGAAAAAGATGTTATACATAAGACACACAAGTTTATTATTAATGAAGATTTGCCAGAAGATATGGAAGGTAATTCTTTTGAAATTGAGTGGGATGAGGATGCAATTATTTCATACAAGTATCCAGGAGTATTTGCTCTTAAACGTCCAACATGGGAAGTTAATCCTACTCGCAAGATCGATGATTTTAAAATTGCATTTATGACAGACTTAGGTGATGCTATGCAACGCTTTGCATGTGTTCCAACACACTCTACTGATGCATTTTTTAAGCAGGTAGAAAAAATAAGAGCATGCATGACTTTAAGAAACCCAATAGATACACATAAAAGATTTGACGAAACATTTAAACCAGATCCAAATAAAAAATATTATATCCATGCAGACCTTGCACAAAAGCATGACAAATGTGCGGTTGCAATTGCACACGTAGAAAAATGGGTAAATATTCAGGTAATTAAAGATTATCAGCAAGTAGCACCTGTGGTCGTAGTAGATGCAGTAGTATATTGGGAGCCAAAGGTTGAAGGCCCAGTAAATCTTTCTGAAGTAAAATTGTGGATTCAGAATTTACGCAGACAGGGTTTTGATATTGGAATGGTTTCGTTTGACCGTTGGCAGTCATTTGATATTCAGAATGAATTAAAACAAGTTGGAATTAGAACCGAAACTGTTTCTATTGCAAAAAAACATTATGAAGATATGGCTATGCTAGTATATGAAGAAAGACTAATAATGCCTGCAATTGAACTTTTGTTTGAAGAGTTAACAGAGTTAAAAATTATGAAAAACAATAGAGTTGACCACCCAAGAAAATCTTCCAAGGACTTGGCAGATGCTGTGTGTGGAGCAATATTTGGGGCTATATCACATACCCCAAAAAATACAAATGAGGAGATAGAGATTCATACGTTTAGAGATAGACCAAAGGATCCACTTGACTCAAACAGCAACAATGTGATACAATTAAAGTCTATGCCAGATGATGTAAAAGATTATCTGGATAGATTCAATCTACTATAAAGAAAAGGAAACAAATGAATTCATTCAAAAAAATCGCTTTAGTTATGGCTGCAGCCGTATCAAGCACATTTTTGGTTGCAATTCCACAGGCTTCTGCTGCAGTGACAAACGGATATGTATTATCTGATTCACTTGCTGCTGGTGCACGTGGTGTAACCGTATTAACAGACACAACCAAGGCAGAGGCTGGAGTTAACGCAATTGTTGCATTAACAACAAGCGATACCTTGGCTGCTACTGCAGACGACAATCTATCTCTAGAAATTTCTGGTCCAGCAACATTTACTGATTACACAGCAGCAGGATCAAATCCTACGGGAGCAACACTTACTAATTTAGGTAAGACATTTACATTTACAGCAACAACATCAACAGCAGTTACACTGCCAACAAATGTTAAGTTGACTGTTAATGGTGCAGGTACCGTAACGATAACTCAAAAGAAGAAGGTTGGATCAACTACTTCTACTATTGATATTAAAACTATCTATGCTGGAACAACTGTAAAAACAAACGTTTTGTCTGTAGCAGACTCTTATGTTCGTGTACAAGATTCAGCAACAGCGGGAACACTAACATCTAGTGTAGATGTTGCAACTGCTACAAGCGTTACTAATGCAGGAACGGGATACGTAAACGTTCGTACAATGGATGCTTATGCAGCACAACTATCAACTAGCGGTGTAATTCAAGCAACTGCAACTAATGGTGCGGTAGTAGCATGGGATGCTGCTCCAAGCACACAAGTTAATACAGCAGCCAAAACAGGAACTTCTGGAGTTTTATATGTAGTTCAAGGAACTGCAAATGAAAACAAGCCAGTAAATACAACAATTACAATTACTTTTAATGGTGTAACTCTTGCAACTAAGAGTATTGCATTCTCAGGTCGTGCAGCATCAATTTCCGTAACAGGTGTTGACATTGCATTATCTAATGGAACACGCACAGGAACTTATGACTTTGTAGTTAAGGATGCTGCTGGTAATCAATTGGCTGGAATTACTCCAACTGCTGATACCACAAAATATACTTCTCAAGTTACTGCAGTTTCTGTAGGTGGATCTTCATCCGCTACAGCAGTACAAACTGGTGGTTGGACATGCGCTGCTACATCTGGTTCTTCTATTGTAAGAATCAAGCATGTATTATCAGACCTGTCTGAAATTTACTCAAACGAGTTTGTTGCAGCATGTGGTCTAGGCGTAAACAAGTACACAGCATCTCTTGATAAGAACTCTTATGTTCCAGGAGAAATTGCTACACTTACAATTTCCGCTACTGATATTAATGGCGCAAAGGTTGCAGATACCTCTACAGTTGGAAGTGGCGTTGCCATTTCTGGTGGCGGTATGACAGCAGTTGCAGCAGCAACATCAGCAGATACATTTGCTCAAGGTGTTAAGACATATAAGTTTACTGTTGGCAATGTCAATGGTTCATACAATATGATCGTAGATCTTCCAGCCTATGTAGCAACAGATGCAGCAAAAACTGTATCTTACAAGATTGCAGATGGCGCAATTAGCAATGCTGAGGTTCTTAATGGAATCGTAGCACTTATTGCATCTATCACAAAGCAAATTGAGCAACTTCAATTAATGCTTCTTCCTAAGAAAACAATCACATGTGTAAAGGGTAAGTTAACTAAAAAGGTTACAGCCGTTGCACCTGTATGTCCTACAGGATACAAAAAGAAGTAATTAACTTCTCTAAATTAGGGGGCAGATTAATTTCTGCCCTCTTTTTTTGTAATAAAATGGTATAATCATCCTAACAGACATTGTCTGTATAAGGGGGAAAGGTTAATTAAATCATTACTTATAAAAATTGGATTAATCGGTTTGTTTTTAACTTTATGGATGCTTATATCTCCAGTCGATCATGCACATGCTAGTGATGTTCCACCCCCAGCAGAACAGGTTGTTGTAAGTCCTGCCCAACAGGCAGTCAATACAGCCTTGGACACTGCTGCTACAGAAGTAGCACAGGCAGAAGCAGCATCAGATACCGCAACAGCCACAATAGAAACTGCAGTCCAAGCAGTAACAACATCTAACACTGCCGTAACAATAGCAAATACTGCAGTCACTGAAGCAATTACTGCGGTAGCAGAAGTGCCTTTGGTTATAGAAACAGCAACCACTTTAATTCAATCAGCACAAACATTAGTAGAGTCAACTACAGCAACTATAGCAACTGCAACCACGGCGGTAGCAGCAGTAACTCCTGCACGGACAGAGGCTCAAACACAATTAACTCAAGCAAATGTAGCAATTAATAACGCTCAAGATGCGGTAAATGCTTTAGCAGCCACAGTTGGGACAACATCAAATGTTTTAGCAAATACAGATGATGCGGGTATCCACATGAACCTTCCATTTAATTTACAGATGGGAGGAGTAACATATAACAATGTTTACGTTGGATCTAATGCAACTATTACTTTTGGTGTAAATGAAGGTGGAAATTATTATTCTACTCCTAATGCCCCTTCTATTTCTATAGCAGGATATGACTGGACTACATGGAGTAATGGTTCTGGGATTACATATTCAACAACTACTAATACACTTAACATTGCTTGGGATCTTAGAGTTTATCCTTTAACTACCGCAGAAACACAAATGACTCAGGTTAGATTT